GGCGCTGGTTGATGGAGGACGCGGCGGCGTTATCCGGCAGCGAGCGCACGTCCAACTTGGGCGTGCAACCCGTGAAGTCCTTGAGGAGGATGCCGACCACCGCCGCGACCTTTCACAAATTGATCCGGTGGATCAATTACTCAGACTTCGGCCCGTCACCGATGGCCTGCTGCCCCTTCGGCGGACGACCACGACGGCGCGGGCGCTGCTCGGGCTCGCCGACGCCACCCATCAGATCGGTCGCGGTCAGCTCCGGCACGTACTCGGGCTGGCCGTTGCCTTCCTGGGTCTCCTCGACGCCGCCGGCCTGCTCGTTCTCGTTGCCGTCGCCGAGCGGGTTGCCCCACTCGTCGTAGGCCGGGGCCACCACGTCGTCCGTGTGGCCCTGGTAGGTGCCCGCCGCGTCGTAGTTGGCGGCGTCGGCGCGGTCCTGCACCTCCTTGGCGGCGTTGGCCTCGGCGGCGAGCGCCTGCTCCTCGGACGCCTCGGGATGGCCGATGAAGCCCTGGTTCGGCTGAAGGCCAACACGACGTGCCTGCTCCACGCGCTGGCGGACCAATTCCCTCGCGGCGGCAGCCGCAGCCGGATCGGGCGTGTAGTTCACGCCGGTAAGGCTCTCGTGGGCGTCCTCGGCCTCCTTCTGGAGGTTGGCGGTCGAGTTCTCGGCCTGCTGCTCGGCGGCCAACTCGGCCCGGCGCGTCTGCGCATGCTCACGCTGCTTGCGGATCTCCTCCGGGTCCAGGCGCTTATGTTCGCGCGCCCGCTCCTGAATCTGCCGGTTGTAGTCGGCGGCCTTCTGCGCATCGCTGACCGATGCCTTGCCGCGATTGCGTTCGGCGGCAAGCTTCTCGCGCATCCTCGGGGAGAGGTGCGAGATCTCGTGATCTTCGAAACCTTCGATGGAATTTGTCATGTCGCTCTCCTGGCTTCAGATCGCTGTACGCCGATCTGTTCGATGTAGTGATCCAGTTTCGCTTCAAGCTTGTCGAAATGCTTGAAGATCTCTTCCTGGCTCTTCTGCTGCTTTGTCTCCATCCTCAGAATATCACCGCGGTTCATATAGTTCTCTAAAAGGAACTGCCGCTCCTCTGAGAGCCTATCGGAGAACAAACGTTCGAACGCACCATAGGCTGCGAACTTCGCATCGAATTCCTTCGCGTGTCGCTCGATGCGCTCATGCACATCTTTGAGTTTGGCATCAACCTCCACGATACGCTTCTCAAGCTTATTGTCGAGCGCGTCGTGCTTTTTCTCGGCAGCGTTCGTGAAATCCTTCAGCAGCTCCTGAAAGTCAGTGATCTGCTTTTGCAGGGCGGTCAACTTCTGTTGCGAGACGGCTTCCTCGCCGCCCCGCTTGTACGTGAACCCGATCACCGCAGCGATCGTACCGACAACCCCCGTGAGGCCGCTGATGATGTTGATCGCACTGGACGGGTCCACGATACATCCCTTTTGATCCACGGATCAACTGTGATCAGCGCTTGACCACCGGGGCGGGCGTCACGGCGCTGCGGGCGACCTCGCGAACCGCGTCTGCGTTCCGGCGCGAACCCTCGGACGAGCCGAGCCAGTAGTTGCCGACCTGACTGAACATGGTTGCCAGCACGCCGAACAAGATGCTGAGAAGCTGGAACACGCTCTGCGGCATCTCGGCCTTAACGAAGAACAGCATGAACATAACCGTGAAGAAGCCCAGGCTGATGATTACCGACACCACAGGGGCGCCCCAGGCGATCTTTGACCCAGCCTGCGCGAGCTGCACCGTCGTACCGCGCGCATTGGCGAGGTCGGCGAGGTATGCTTGCTGACTTTTGGTCTCGGCCTCGATCTGTGCTAGCTTGATCTGCGCGTCGGCCGGATTGGCGGTGATGGCGGTAGACACGGCTTGCGGGGTCGGCTCGACACCGAGCGCCGCAGCGACCCCCTTGCCGACGATCCCACCGATAGTGCTGCCTAGCGGCCCGCCGAACAGGCCGCCCAGCGCCGGAAGCCCGATCTGCGCGAGCTGCCCCGCGATGCTCTGCCAACCGTCCATGATCAGGCTGCCTTCTTGAACAGTGAGACGACGGCAGCCCATAGGCCGCCGGTTTGGACGGTCGTGGCAGCCGGCGGCAGGGCTGGGCTGTTAGCCTGGGGTGGGGCGACGACGGGCGCCCCTGACGCGACCGCGTGGGCCGCGAGGGCACTGGCGAGCATCGCCTCAACCGCCTCCGGCTGCACCAGGGCCTTGTTGACGCCATCGCCCGCGTAATAGCTCTGCCCCCGCGCGACGGTACGGCTCGCGCCCTTACAGGCGGTCAGCACCGGGAACGATGCCCACTCCTGGGCGAGGCCCAGGCCGAACGCAGTCGCCGACATCGTGCCAGACATGAACTTTGCGTAGCCTCGACGCTGGAGCAGGGCGTAACCGAGCCGGTCTTGTAGATCAGGCGAGAATAGGTCGTCGCCCATAAGGACCAGCGACTTGCGCAGATCTTGGAGCGTCGCGGTCATGAACTGGTAGCGGCCGGCTGCCGACGAGCCGAAAGCCTTCGTCCGTCGTGGGCCATCCGCGATCACCTCTGCCAGCGTCATGCTGGTGAGCGGCTTAGGCATCTGTGCCATGCGGTTGGCATAAACGGTATTGTACCCCTTCGGCGCCTCACGGGCGGCGATGAAGTCGAGCATGGCCGCAGCGGGTAGGGGTACGGTCATATCCATAGCGCCGGCCCTATTACGTGAACGCGAGGACGCCGTTGTTCAGCCATGGCTGGCCGGCACCTGCGGGGGGATCTGTCGGCAGGCTTGCGGCCATGCCTTGGAGCAGAATTGCGATTTGAGCCGGGTTGAGCTGGTTCTGGTTGACAGCTTCGGCCGCAGCGATTGCGGCGGCGTTGGCCTCTGGCGTGCTCGGCGTGAACACCAGCACACCGTTGTCCAGCCACGGCTGACCTAAACCAGCCGGCGGCGAGGTCGGTAGGAGCGCACCGGTCGCGGACAGCAACGACTGAAGCATCAGGGGGATCGGCAGCGGGAACTGCACGCCGATCAACGCGACGGCCTCTGCGGCGGCTTGTGCTGCCTGTTGTGCCGACACATGCGACGCAATCTGCGCGGTGCTGGCCTGCGCGGCCGATGCGCTCGCACTCGCGGCCGATGCGCTCGCACTCGCGGCCTTAGCGATGGCCGTCTGCGCGGACTGCGTTGCGGCCCCCTCTGAATCGAGGAGCTGCTGCAACGAGAAGTCCGGCATCGCCGGGCCTGGGTCCCACTGCGCCGGCTGCACGCCAGGACGCGTCCGCTTAACGTACAAGCGGATCGGCTGCTCATCGAGCGCCAGATAGGTGAACTCCGGCAACGCGTTGAGGAAGTTCACCAGTCCGGCTTTCGGGCCGGACGCGTCCCACTTGAACACCATCCCGGCGTCGATCAGCCGGGAGTATTCCACGATGTAAGACGGGCTCAGCGCCGCTGCGCTGTCGATTGCCCTGGCGCGGGCTCCGGTCAGACTAATGCCAATGCTCATGCGAACCTCGGGAAGCGCCAGTGCTGCCTAACGGGTAGACCGCCCTCTCGATCAACTAGCGGCGATGCAACCATCTCCCGGCTATAGACCGCATTGTGGAATTGACCAAGGCCCGTATTACTATACGGTTTCGCGGTTTGCAACATCATCGCGCCAAGTACACCGTTAAGCAGTAACGTGTACTTACTATTCCACAGATCGGCCGGGATCCACGATTGCGGATTTTCCATATCTACATCCAACGATGGCGCAAGAGCGAGCGTCAAATACAGAAAATCCTCCGCATGGAGCTTCGCGATATCGGTCGAAATCGCGATCTTCTCGTTCGAGTAGGAGATCGCGCGCCGATCCAATTGCGGATGCGCGGCGTCTACCAGCATCACGATCCGCGCCTGCGGCTGCGCGATGGAAAAGACCTGAAGCCCGACCTCAAGCCGGTACGGCACCTTCTCGACCCAGATGTGTCCGCGCGAGCACGCGTCCTGAAGTACATCGAACAGGGCGAGCCGGATCTGACTGTCCTTGGCCCCCGGCAGGCGCGACATCACGGAGCTGATCAGCCGCGAACTCGGGTCGATGTCCGGCGTCTCGGCGGCGTCGGCGCGGGCGTAGGACAACAGCGTGTCGTACAGGTCCTTCTGGATCTTGGCGCTGTCGAGGTCGGTCCAGGGGCGCTTCGGCATGGCGTAGAGCCGCGCCAGGGTGCCGGCGTTGACCAGCGAGTGGTTCTGCAACCACTGATCTTCCGTCAGCCACGTCGTGTAGTCGGAGGTCGGATCGGCCGGCGGCGCCGTCTTGAGCGACAGCCGGCACAGCTCGCTCACCGTCTCGAACAGCGCGAGCTTCACCAGACGGTCGGTCGCACCCGTGACCTGCGCGCGGATCAGTCGGTAGGTGTTATCGGTGAGCGCGCTCATACCGTGGCCCCCGTCAGCTTCGCCGCGAACAGCGCGCGGAACGATGTGGACCGGCCCTTGTCGGCGCCTTCGTCGTCGGTGTTCTCACAGTAGGCGACGAGGTAATCGAGCAGCGCCGAGCGGTATTGCCGGTCGATGAGTTGGAGATCGGCACCGGCACTGACGATGGTCTCCATGCCATCGGGATCGTCGATGAACAGATCCGGCCGCAGCCGGCGCATGTCGTCCACGCCCTGCTGGAGCCCGTCCAGCATCGTCGCGTCGGGGTAGCGGTAGCTCGTGGGATCACCGTCGTTGAGGTTGACCCGCGCGAGGCGGATGTAGTCGGCGGTGCTGTCGAGGGCCATCGTGTGCTCCGCTCATGGCAACAGCCGCCACCTCGAAAGGCAGCGGCTGTTTTGATCCATGGATCAATTACTGGGTGACGATACCCTCGACCAAGCACGTCGGGTCCAGCACCTTGAACCCATAGACGTTGAGGCCGCGAATGATGTCACCGAAGGTGCTCTCCGAGCGGATCGACTCCATCTCGGACACCTGGGCCGCGAAGGTGGTCGCGTGCCGGTGCCCGGCGTAGACGACGTACTCGCCTGCGGCCAGACCGCCGCCCGCAGTCGCGGCGGTCGGCAGCAGGTTGGACGAGTAGATCGAGAACCGGTCGATCATGCCCATCCGGCCATTTCTCAACATCGACTTGTCGTCACCCGACAGGCCGGCGTTGCGCAGGTCGCTCTGCTTGATGTACGAGCCGAACCACGCCGGCACCACGAGCCACCGCCCCTCCTCGGGGATGTTCTGCTCGTCCAGAGCCTGCCCCATTCGCATGATGTACTCGATCACGTCGGTCTCGCCGGCACCGGGGTTTCGGGCGGCGACGTTGACCGGGGTCCCGGTCACACCAAGATTGAGCGAGCCCGAGATCGCGCCAGCGAGCGCGCCCCGGTTCTTCGCGTCCGCCTTCCCGAGCATGTACAGCAGGAGATCACGGTCCACCTGGAGCTTCATCTGCTGGGACGCGTCATCGGTCCACATGCCGATGACATCGATGTCCATCTGCTTCTTCATCACGTCATCGAGGATGGCGCCGAAGTACTTGCCACGGTCGATGAGCAGAGTGACGATGGGGGCGGACGGACGCTCGAACTCCAGCGGCTGATCAGCCGAGTAGTTCTTGATGGTCAGCGTCGGCCGGGTGCGGATGTTCACCTTGTCGCCGAACGCCGAGATCTCGCCCTCGTAGTCCGTGTTCGAGATCGCCGCGAGCACGGTGGAGGCGTAGAACTTCTCCAGCAACTTCGCGCTCCAGATCTCCGGGATGAAGGTCCCGGAGTAGGGCGGGTTCGGGGAGACCGCGTTCAGGCCGTAGGGAGTGTTGGAAACCGGAAACGACATCGTGCCCTCTCAAGGCGCTGGAGTGAACCGGCGCCTTGATCCATGGATCAATTCGTCCGGCGGGTTAGGCGCTCATGTCCATCGTGCCGTCGCGGATGGCTTGCTCCATCGCGGCTTCACGCTGCTGAATCTCGGCCGTCGTCAGGCGAAGGCGGCCGTGGGTCTTGTCGGACAGGAACTTGGTGTATTCGGAGAGTTTGAAGGGACGCGCATCGCCGGCAGCCGCAGCGGGCTGACCGTTCGCCGTCCTGCCCTTGCCCGGTGCAGCGAATTGATCGAGGGACTTGGGAGCCGCCGCTCTACCTTGCCCCGGATCGCGCTGCGCCTCTGGCGAGGCCCCATCCTTCTCGGACAGGTACTGCTTGAAGAACCACGCTACGCGGGTTGCTTCATTGCGTGCATAGGCGTTCTGTAGCAACTTCTTCCGGGTTAGTCCAGAGGCTTGATCAACAACGCCCAGCCAATCTCTGGCGAACTCCGGTTCGTTATTGATCGTCTCCCAAGTCGGCACCTCTTTGTCGAGTAACGCGTGCATCTGTTCGCGGGTCCGAACCTGCTCGTGCTGTTCCCTGTTCTCGATCTTACTCTTGAGGCGCTTGTTCTCAGCCTCAAGGGGCGCGGTCGCGGCCTTGGTCACGCGGTCGAGGATGCTGACGAAATCTTCGCCCCACTCTTCGCGCTCGGCGTCGGTCAGGACCGCGCTGACATCGAACGGCTTCACCTCGGCCGGCGGCGCGCTATCATTCGGCCGCGCCTGCTCCAAGTTCGACACCGCCTCGCGGAGCTGATCGTTCTCCTGGCGCAGGTTGCGCAGCTCCTCCCGCAGCGGCGCGAACTGGCCGTTGAGCGAGTGGTAGCGCTGCTCCCACACATCGGCGGATGCCGGCGGCTGCTCCTGCCTGGGGGCCTCAGAATTGGCCGCTGGCGGCGTCGGCTGCTGGGCCGGCGGGGCAGGGGCGTCCTGGCGCTGCTCGCCGTCCTGGGGCTGCTCTGCGGCCTGGGCCGGCGGCTCGGCCGGCTGATCGGGCGCGCGGCCCTCGCGCATGTTCTTCAGGGCCTGATCCGCAGCGGCGGCGCGGGCACGGAGCGCGCGGGGGACGACGCTGGTATCGAGGGGTGCGTTGGTGTCGAGCTGGGCCATGTCAAATTCCACCGTTCATCGGGCGCCGCTGATCTTTTGATCCACGGCTCAACGACTGTTCTGCGTCCGCCAAGCTAATACAAAGATCCTGCATAGCAAGAGCACGCCCCTGTGCATGCAGGATATGACCAGCATCGGCACCGAGTAAATTCTGATTTTCGATCTCGGCCTGTGCGGACAGGGCTTGAATAAAAACGCCCCACTCATGCGGGGCGGTCTTCTTCATCTTCACCGCTGCGGTGAGCAGTGCGTTCTTGACTTCGGCAGGGGTCACTTCGGCTTCCTCGGCTTCTGCTTCTTGCCGGACCCGCCAACACCGAAGTCGATGACGCCGGTCCTGCCGAAGCTGATCTGCGGCTGCTTGCCCGTCACGGGCTTGACCGCCGCACCTTTCGACGCGGCGGCACGGATCTGCTTGGGCTTGCGCATCACAGCGGGTTGCCGGCGTCGTCCTCTCCGGCGCCCTTGCGGCGCTTGGGGTTAGTGTTCTTGTAGACGTAGTTGCCTGGCCCGGTCTGGCCGGCGACAGCCGCTCCGGCCGAGCCCTGGGTCATGCTGCCCCGGCCGCCCGGCGTGACACCGAACTTGCTGTTCGAGGCCCCCTTGCTGACACCGGTCACGCCCTCGGCCTGCGGGCCGGTGCGCTGGGTGTGGCCGACGTTGCTCGGGCCACCGCCCTTGAGCGAAATGCCGGCCTTCTTGCCCAGCGACTTGTTCTGCATCGTCTTCATGAAAACCTCCGTTCTGATCCGTGGATCAATTCACCATCCCTTGTGTGGTCGCCATCTCGGGCCGCCCGAGATCCGTGTTGGCCCCCTTCGGCGCGACGCCTGTCGGGGGCGCGAGCGAACGTTGCCCGTCCTGCTCGATCTGCTGTTGCTGCGCGACCTGCGCCTGCTGCTGAGCGGCGACGGCGGCCTGCTGCATCTTGTCCTTCAGCTCGTCCTCTGTCGGCACGATCTCCTCGCCCGGCAGGCCGACTTCCTGGGACACGGCGTAGAGGAGCGCCCGGCGCCCGAGCGGCCCCATGATCTGAAGGTCTGTCGGGTTGTTCGTGGCCTGCAACAGCTCCATCTGCCGCTGCCGGTTCGTCTCCCGCTGCACGGCAACCTGCACGCCGCGAACCTGAATGCTCTCGTCGCCCCGGAACATGCCGGTCTGGTCGGTGAGCATCAGGAAGTCGTAGAGCATCTGGATCAGAGGCTCGATCACGTCGCGGTCGATGTTCGCGCAGACGTTCTTGAGGATCTTGTTGGCGTTGCCCATCAACATCGCCAGACCCGACGCAGTACGGCCAGCGCCGCCGCCCGTGTTGGACGCGCCCGTGACGTAGCGCGGGATGGCCGACAGGTCGTCGGCCAGCGCCGTCAGGCGCTCAAAGATCGCGAAATATTGCGCACTGTTGTCGTTCGGCTGGTAGAACGTGATCGGCGCCAGACCCGACGCCGCCCTGTTCAGCGGGTTGTCCTGGGTGTGCCAGCGCTTCCACGGGAACAGCTCGTCGCTGTTGCCGCCGGCCGCCAGCCGGTCATCGTTGATCACCACCTGCGGGCCGGACGACATCGCCATGTTGTTGACCATGGCGCGCAGCGTGGCGTTACTCACATCCTCGATGGACCCGAGGATGTCGGGCAGGGCGTTGCCGACCGGGGTGCCCGGCGTTTTTTCAAAACTGGTAACGAAGTAGGGGGCACGCTTCCTGGGGGAGGGGTGGATCTGCGCCTTGATGACGTAGCGCCCGATCATCCACGCCTGGATGAAATAGTCGAGATCGGGATCGTCCACCTCATCATCGGTGAACCCCCATTCCAGCAGCAGCTTGCCCTGCACGGAGCCGTGGAACTCGATGCAGTCGATGATGCCCGAGAGGTTGGTGGACGGGCTCTCGCGGTTCTCGCCGATGGCCCGCTCGCTGTCGGTCGGGTCCGTCCAACTTTTCCAGCCTCGCGTGCCATAGTCTCGCAGCACGGCGCGGATGTTCTCCTCGACGTAGCCCGGCACGCCGATGAGCGAATTGAGGTCCGCGCGTGTGAACCGATTGATCTCGATCACGTCGCCGTCGCGGATGTCGCTGACGCCCGGCGTGAAATAGATGTCGAAGGGGCTGACGCAGCTCCAGAACATCTTGGCGGTGTTCTGTTGCAGCGCCTTCGGACCCTGCGGCGTCGGCGTCCATTTCACGCTCGGCACCACGCGGACCACTGGCCCCTTCATGCAGGCGAACGGGAAGATCGGCAGATGCACGAGGAAGTCGGCGAGGGCTTCGTAGAACCCGCCCTCCACGAGGTAATCGTCAACCGCGTCCTCGGCGCGCTCGGCCTGTTCCCTGGCCTTGCGCTTGCCCGCCGCCAGGGCGTGGTCCACCAGCCCCTGTAGGCGGTCCTGTATCGCCATCGGGTCGATCTGCTGGCCGGATGCCACCAACTGGCGCACCTCGGCCTCAACCAGCTCCTGTATGGCCTGCTGGATGGGCTCGGGCAGCGTCGGCTCCGGCGTCGGGTCCAGGCCCCAGGGGCGGCCCACGTCAAGGTACACCTCGCGCAGCAGCGCCGTGGCCCCCCGGCACTTGGTGGCGACCATGCCGGCGTACACCTCGGAGCCGGAGAACTCGCGAATCTCCGAGAGCTTCTGCGGGCTGTACTCGCGGTTGAACGCCCGCTGCGCGTCGATCAGGCGTCTATTCCACCCGGCCTGCGACGAGCGGTGGTCGCGCATGACGTACCAGACGCGCTGGATATAGGCGGCGAGCGACGAGGCCGCCTGCTCCTCAAGCGGCTGGCCGTATTTGGCGTCTCGATCCTGCCGTTCCTTCTCCGACAACTCGTCGGGAGACATCGACTGGATCAGTCCGCCTCTGTTGACCTGTAGCGCTGACAAGTCGATATTCTCGCAAAAGATCTCGCAAGCCTGCCTAATACATGGTATCGGCGGATAAATCTATAGGCAAGTACCCATGAGCAGTTCACCGTCGCCCGACGCGCTCGATATTGAACGCGCGTTGCAAGATAAATTGATCTCGACGGCGTTCGCTAACCGCGCTCTCGATCAGCGCATGCTCACGTCCATCGCGGCGGAACTGGCGATGGACATCAACACGGTGGACAACATCCTGCGCAACCACGGGCTGACGCGGGTTGATCTGGACCGCATCGTCAAGATGCCAAACTTTCAGACGCTCTACCAAGAGGCGCTGATCGCCTGGGGCTCTACGGCGTCGGCCGCCACGCGCATCAAGGCCAAGATGGAGAGCATGGTGGAGCAGGCGCTGCCGGCGCTGTTCGCCGAGCTTCAGAAGGACGGCCTGTCCCCCAGCAAGGTCGAACTGGTGAAGACCTTCATGCGCGGCGGCGGCATCGGCGAGAAGGCGGCCGGCACCGGGACGGGGGAGGGCGGTGTCAGCATCGTCATCAACATGGACTCCTCCCGCGAGCGCAAGGCCGTGACCATCGAAGGCTCGCTGTCGCGTGAAGCCGAAGACGCTTAGTTGATCCATGGAGCAATATTATGTCTGCGAACGTGCGGCGGGTCGATCTGAGCGAGGGTGTCGTCATCCTTGAGGACGGCGAACACGTCGAGATCACACAAAGGATCACGCCACATGGCGAGCCCGACATTGACGACAACGTGTGCGCGGTCGTCGCCGGGCCGACCAAAGACGGGTCGTGGATCAGCACGACCGTAACCGCTGCGGATCGGCTGTGATGTTCAACATCCGCTTCGACGCGCCGCCCACGGTCGCGGAGTTCATGCGCTCCACGGCGTTCTTTCGTCTCATCGCCGGCCCTGTGGGTAGCGGCAAGACGACGGGGTGCATTTTTGAACTGCTGCGGCTGGCAGCCCAGCAGCGGCCCGCGCCGGACGGGGTGCGCTACACCCGGTTCGCCATCGTCCGCGAAACCCTGCGCCAGCTTGAGGACACGGTGCTCAAGGACGTGCTGCAATGGCTCGGCCCCATCGCGGACTGGAAGCCATCGGCCAAGACGATCTTCATCAAGCTCCCACTGACGGACGGCACCCGTGTCTTCTCCGAGCTGATCCTGATCCCGCTGGAGAACCCCGAAGATCAGAACCGCCTGCTGTCGTCGCAGCTCACGGGCGCGTGGATGTCGGAGGCGATCAACATCAGCGTCGATCTCGTGCAGGCCATCGCCGGCCGCTGCGGGCGCTACCCGTCAGGTGCCCAGGGCGGCTGTACGTGGTTCGGCATCATCGCCGACACCAACATGCCCTCGCGCGGCTCGGACTGGCACCGCATGATGGCGCTCGACAAGCCCAAGAGCTGGGACGTGTTCATTCAGCCGGGCGGCCTGGACGAGGACGCCGAGAATCTTGAGTGGCTGACACAGACCGCTGAGACCCTTAAGCTGCCCACCGACGACCCCAGGCGACGCGAGCAGGGGCGCAACTACTACCGCAACCTCGTGGAAGGCGGCCGGGGCAAGGACTGGTGCGACCGCTACGTGCACGCCAAGTACGGCGCCGACCCGTCCGGCCAGACTGTGTTCGTCAACTCGTTCGAGGGCGCCAAGCACATCGTGGAGGAGCTGCGCCCGGTGCGTGGTCGGCCGCTGATCATCCCCCAGGACTTCGGCCGCAACCCCTGCGCGCTCGTCTGTCAGGTGGACGCCCGTGAGCGTCTGCTGGTGCTGGAGGAGCTGATCGCGGCCAACATGGGCCTGCGTCAGCATGTGGCCGACAACCTGCGCCCGCTGCTGCTCAGCCCGCGCTACGCCGGCATGCCGTTCTACGTGATCGGTGATCCGTCCGGCAATCAGCAGGGACAGGTGTTCGATCAGAGCCCGTTCGAGTACCTACAGAGCGAGAACATCCGCGCCTACCCGGCGCCGACGAACGACATCGATAAGCGGCTCGCGGCGGTCGAGGGCTACTTCCTCAACGACTACGCGGACGGCCCGAGCATCCTGATCGATGAGAAGCGCTGCCCGACGCTCGTGCGGGCTCTGTCCATCGAGTACCGCTACGCCAAGCGCCGCAACGGCCAGCTCGCGCCGCTGCCCGAGAAGAAGCACCCGTGGTCGGATATCGTGGACGCCCTGCAATACGTCTGCCTCGCGACCGGCAGCGGCTTGGGCGAGTACATCGCGGCGCAGCTACTGCGCAATGTACGCGTGAACGCGGCACCGAGGCGCCGCGTTTCTGTAGGTGGCTGGACTTGATACTGGTTCAATTCGGGTAGTTGCGCGGCTGAATCACCTTGAACGTGGATGGCACCGCCGCGATCGACGCCACACCTGTCGTGTCAGTAACTGTAGCCGCACCGTCTAAGCTACCGCTGCCAAGGTAAAACAAGCCTTGGCTAGCCTGTGTGCCATTGGCATTATGGAACCCAAGTCCGTTGAAATACAGCCCGGTAATAGCACCGGCACTGGTGTCGATATAAACACCCGCGAAGGTACCGGATGTACTTCCAAAACCTGGGCTGTCTATGATGCCATTGGACAGGACTGAGCTACTCGCCCGCACGAACATAGCCTCTTTGCCCGGTGCCTTGACCAAGTAGTTGTTGATCACGAGGTTGTGGACGGGGGCGTCGATAAACCAACCCCGGTCGCACGGCGTAACGGTGGTAAAATTGGTCAGTAGCGCATCGCTGCCGCCAACATAGAAGCTCTGAGACCGACCGTTGCTGCCGCCGTCGGCAGGGGCACACGGTGTATTGATGGCAGTGTGGTTGGAGAAATTGCCATTGGCGCCGGCACCAACGTCCAAGATCCAGGCAGCGGATGAGCCCACGTCGATATGGTCGTTGCCGTGTGCGTTCGAGGCAGTCCCCACGTCGATGCCGGCGGCCTCGCGACGCGGGCTGAACCCACAGCCGCTTGTCCGAATGTGCTCATACCCCACGCCTCGCGGCTTCCCCGGCACGTAGGTCGTCTGATTAGAGTCGAGCTGCCCAAACGCGAGGCAGTTGTCGTAACTGTCCGAAATCGTAGCTTTGGTAATGAGTGTGTCGTCTGCCTGGACAAGGATCGCAGCGCCGCAGATTATGGTGCCACCGCACGCCGTCGTCGGAATAAAATTCTTGATGCTAGTCTGCTGCGTCAGGGCGAAGTTGTCTAGACGAGTCCCGACTGCACTTGGCATGACATTGATTACGCGGTCGGCCGCCGAGCCGGCAGGCGCATCGTTCTTAATGAGCGTGCAGGGTCCAGCACCCGAGAAGTCGGCGGGGGTGGTGATGTCCACGCGACCGACGAGGCGGATGGTGCCGCACGGGGCGGTGACATGCTTGCCGGAATTGAGCGCCGCCGTGAACGCCGCCGTACTGTCGGCAACGCCGGTCATATCGACGCCGTAGAAGACCACTGACGGACGTTCCGATATGGTGTCCAGCAATGTGCGTGAGATGCCGTTGAACAGGACGCTGGTGGATGACAAGTCACCCGTCGATCCAGTCCCACTCAAATTGAGCGACGGCGCGTTCACGACCCCTGTGAACTGCGGGTTGTTCAAGGGCGCCAAGCCCGTGACCGCGTTCGATAGTCCGAAGATCGTGTTCGCGAGCGTACCAGCCGGAGCGCTGCTGCTCGGCACGACGCTCATGTTCGATATGTCGCCCGATGAACTATTGCCACGGACGATAACGCTATCGACGTTCGGCCGATACATATCTGGCGACGGATACCGATCCGCCTTCGTCGGGTCGTACGCCATCGCGTGACTTGCGATGAACAGCGGGAGTAAGAATAACGCGCGGCGCATACCGGCAACCTCCAATAGAGCTGCCGACCAATACCACCTGTTGATCCGTGGATCAACAAAAAGGCCCGTGGGTGGTGCCACGGGCCAGTCTTCCACGCATGTGCAGCGCATCGGGCGACACGCCTCACCCGGATCGTCTAGGCTCCCGACGAACTACAGTCAAGTGTTCGTTACCCTCGTGATCGCTCTGCATCCTCGCCTGTACTTTGCGCCGGGCCTGCTCACTCTTGCGAGTAGCCTCGGCGCGTGTGCCGACCCGTATCACTCGAACTCGTCGTAATACTTGTTGTACTCGTCGGGGCTCATCCACTCGACGCGTAGCGGCCCCTCGATCACGATGTCGCCAGGGGAGGGCGGTTCGGCCTCTACGCCCTCACGGGGCATCCGCACGCGCTTGTGCTCGTTCCCGGTGTCGAACACGATCACGATCTGATCCGGGTCGCCCGGCACGTCCAGCAGCTCCACGAAGGGACCTGACTCCAAGTACCGTTTGAGCACACACTTCATCGCCTACCGACTCCCTAGAGGCGTCTGTTCCCGTTCTAGGCCGGAACGCCTATGAGAACAAACTATGAACAAACTTCGACCCGTGGTTGTGGATCGCTGTGGACAGAAACATGATCCGTGGATCATTTACTTTATCCGCGAGGCCGCCACTCCTGCGGACGGTTCAGGTATTGTCTGAGTTCGCGCTGCGACGTGCGCGAGCAGCGCAGCAGTCGGTTACGCCACCCAGCGACAGATACACGGAACCGTAAGCTTTTTTCACCCCCCTTGCCGACCGTTCAAGGTCTTAGCTCGCATTGTATGGGTCCAACAAGCCATTGTATGTGTCAAACTACAACAGTACTTCGTCACCACACCGTCCTCCCATGTGACTTAACAGCCGAATCGCTACGCTCGACGGGCGCCAACAGATTGTATGTTTCCGTGATACATCGAAACAGGTCTAGCGACTTCAATACCGTCGTAATCCTGCAACATGCTATCGTGGTTAACATTCAGTGATCCATAACCTTTCGTGATAAACCACGTCACCAACGCCGAGCATGCTGGCGTGTTGGCTTACTGCTCTGTGGATCAATTACTGGCGCGGCAGCAAGTGCCGTCCGCTTTCAGGTCCGCGAAACCGCTGTAGCCGTCGTCGGACAAGACCAGATACGCCAGCCACAGGAACAGGCCAAGATATATTGCTCCGAGGATCAATACCAACTGCCGGAAGGTCATCGGTTCGGTTTCCAGAGGGTCCGCCCAAAAGGCCCTGACAGCCCTGTGTAGCGTGATACAAATCGGTATACAAACCGATATACATTTCCGCATACACATTTTTTCGGCCCCCGTCTAAGTCATTGATTTTATTGGCTGCACTTGATGCACCGGACTGATATTGGCGGACGCTCCCTCCGCCAGCGGTATTCATCCAAGCCTCTGAAATTGCACGAAACTGCCCGTTTCCCTAGGGTGACGGGCATCATATCGCGATACAAATCGGTATACAAACCGTGATACGCGCCTGGGGATAACAGGCCAGGACGTATACCGCTTGAGCGGCCGGGGACGGGGAAACGATGTCGGGGGAGTACCTGCTGAATCGTGACGGCATCTGGCATTTCAGCCGCCGGGTGCCGGGCTCGCTCGCCGGGCTCGACACGCGAAAATTCGTCCGGCAATCCACAAAAATTCGCGTCGCCGACGACCCCCGTGGCAGCCGGGCGCAGCGGGTGGCAGACCGAATCAACGCCGATCTGGAGGCGTACTGGAAGGCGCTGCTCGACGGGCAGTCCAAGGACGCCCAGGCCCGCTACGACGCCGCCAGGGTGCGGGCACGCGGCTACGGGTTCGACTACCTGCGCGACGACGAGCTGGCCCAGCGGCCCCTGGAGGAGCTTGTAGACCGGGCTCTGAAGCATGCGGAGCAGCCGCCCGAGCACGAGGAGGGCGCGGCCGACGCCCTGTTCGGGAAGGTGCCGGAGCCCAAGCTGATGCTGTCGGAGCTGTTCACCGAGTACGAATCGCTGATGAAGGCCGCCAACAAGGACCTGTCGCCCGACCAGCAGCGCAAATGGGCAAACCCGAAGAAGCGCGCCCTGGCGAATTTTTTGGGCGTGGTGGGCGACCGGCCGCTCGCCGACGTGACCAGAAGCCAAGCCATGGACTTCCGCGCGTGGTGGGAGACCCGCGTGCTCAGCGAGGGCATCGAGACGGCAACCGCCAACAAGGACATCGGCCACCTCAACACCATGATGAAGGCGGTGGAGCGCGCCCGGCGAATCGGGCTCGGCCCCATCTTCTCCGAGATGCGCATCCGCGGCGAGACCTACGGCCAGCGCACGGCGTTCCTGCCGGCCTACGTGCAGGACGTGCTGCTCGCGGACGGGGCGCTCGACATGCTCAACCCGGAGGCGCGGCGGGTGCTGTACCTGATCGCCGAGACCGGCCTGCGGCTGAGCGAGGCGTGCAACCTGACGGCAGCCCGCATCCACCTGAAGGCCGAGGTGCCCTACGTCGAGGTCAAGCCGGACGGCAGGCGCATGAAGACGGAGCAGAGCGAGCGGGAGATCCCGCTGGTGGGCGTCGCCCTGATGGCGATGCAGCTCCAGCCCAACGGCTTCCCGCGCTACCGGGACAAGGCGGCGAGCCTGTCGGCGCTGATCAACGACGTACTGAAGGGGAACGGCCTGCTGCCGAGCGAGGGTCATACGATCTACTCGCTGCGGCACACGTTCGAGGACCGGCTGTCGAAGGTCGAAGCGCCCGAGAAGATGATCGCGACGCTGATGGGGCACAAGTTCCACCGGCCCCGGTACGGCCTGGGGCACGAGCTGAAGCATAAGCGTGAATGGCTTCAGCGGATTGCCTTCAAGCCACCGTCACGGGTGTAGAGGTCGCGCGGCGCGTGCGGGATGGTGTGGGCCGCCAGGAGGCGCCGGGCACGGGCTGCGGGGCTGTCGCGGCTCTGGAGCGCTTCCCAGGCATCGGCAAGCCGCTCGAACTCGGGAGCGAATTTGTTGCCGTAGCGCTCCACGAGGTACGCCATGTGGAGCATGGCGCGGTGCAGGCGGTCAGGATCGATACTCATTTGATCCGCGGATCAATTATGGTTGCGACGGCGGACGCGCTGGGGCCGGTACTCCAGCACCAGCAGTAAGAAGAAGTACGGCGTTACGCCGATGCCCGCGCCGGCCCAGGCGAGGGGGAGGAGCAGGATGAGCGGCAGCTTGCACGCGAGACCAATGGCGAACGCTACGGCAGCCGAAACGATGGCAATGGCGACGAACCCGAGCATGGCGGTTCTCCTGTGGTCCGTGGATCAATTAAATGAGCCAAAGCCGGACTGGTCGTGCGCGGCGTCCTTACCCTTGTTGTGGTTGACCCACTCCTGCATGGCCTTGACCATATCGTCGCGCTCGACGTTCGAGATGTAGTTGACCGTCGTGCGTCCGCTGTTGGCAGGCGTCAGGTCGAACACGTACAGCCCGAAGCCGATGGCCGAATCGGGGTCGCGACCGTTGAGCATCCCGTCGATGGCGCGGGCCATGGTGCGGAGCAGGGCGACCAGCTCGGGCGGCGTCTCATCGTTTTGCATTTAATTGCTCCCTTTTGATCCGTGGATCAAATTTGTTGGCCGCGCCGGGTTGCGGTGGATGGGTATTACGTAATATCTATGTTTAGTTGGTACATGTCAAGATGAAGTCTGAAAGGGTTTAGACCTCATATAGATTTTCAAACCACCCATAAAAGCACCCGCCCCCCGCCCACCCCCCGTGGTCCACCCTAGGGGAGGGGGGCCACCCCCTATCAATTCTCTACCACCGGCCGCCTCTAGTGTAGGGAGATCTCCTCTCCTGAACCGCTGATCCCCGGAAGACACCAATAGGGATTCATCTCGATCGTGACCGGCGAAAGGCCGGGCGTGTCGGATGGCGTGCCCGCACCCCCTAGGCATCAACCCGATACTCTCAGCCGTGACTGGCTGGGCCGGGACTTGGCAGGGTAGTGGCGAAGCGCGACCGCAAGGTTGAGGGGTGCGATCCCTCGATACACGGTTGCCACGCTTTGGAAGGATGTGTGCAGTCCGCTGCGCCGCGAAGCCTGCTGATCATAGGAACCCGAATAGCGAGGGTGATTGATCCGCAGATCAACTTCACGACGTGGTTGGCTACGCTCTACCCTATCCCCCGGCAATCCGCCGCGGATCGTGTCCGTACCTTTGGCAATCGCAAGCTTGGTACGGCGCCCCGCTATGGCGCACTCTACCCACAAGACTACGTGGATGCTAGGCGCCTATATCGTCCCCAAAGGACGCAGCGAAGCGGCTTGCTGGGATGAAAACTATCCCTCTATTCGGGTTGGGATCCGATAGGGCCGTGCGGGGCGAGAAGAAATACCGCAGTATACTCTGGTATTGCCAAGGGGTTGAAGTGCCGCCAAGTCGTCAAGCCTTCGGGCCACGAACAACGGCACGCCTATCTGAGTTTACGCCACGTCCGAGGGCCGCTGTTCGGGACGTTAAAAACAGAGCGGGCTCCGCGCCGGCGGATCTGATAAGCGCGAATGCGCAAAGGCAAGAACGGGTGAAGCCCCGTCCGGCTATGCCAAACTACGTTTTGTAAGATGCAGAATGAATAGGTGTTCATTCTTCGGAATGCTCACTATTCATTCTGCACTTTGAGTATTGCCTAATTTTTGTGCAATACTCAGTTTGCAAACCGCCTGGCATACAAGAAATAGATGATGCAGATGATTATTCTGCATTCATTTAAATGAACATTTAGAGGGTTCGGGGGCCGGTTCGGCGTTCCGAATGTGAGGATCTGTCGGCGTCCATGTTCAGTGAAGTTTTTCAGAATGAACATGCCTTCCGGCGGTTCGTTCTGGCCTCGCGAATATGGGGGGCGTTTTTGCACGCTGCACGCTGAAGGTTGTGACATTTATGTTCGTTTCGGATCGGCAGAACGAGATTCTGCTGTCCTGCCGGGCACTTAGACGGCAATCCCTATATATATATTACTTTAAGTAAAAGAATTAAATATATAAAAGAGCAATGGGTTGGGAGCGCCCGCACAACGGCGGAAGGCTGGCTGAAACTTCAGGCTGCGGCGCGCAAGAATTTGTTTGCCGGCCCGATGGCGTGTAACCCCCCTTCGTTTCAAAACTTGCTCTTTTATGCATTTAATTAAAGCGCGATCCGCAAACTGAATATTCGCAAGCCACAGACGCCGTTCAAACATTCAACCAGCCCCGTGCAGGTTGAATGTTCCAACCGCGTTTTGCGTATCAATTCTCTAAAACGCCTCGCCTCTAGCAGGAGGAACCCATGCGCTTCACCACGATCCGCGCAGCCGCTAAGGCACGGCGCCGCTTCATCGACGCCTACGATCCGCACCGCCACTACGTGTACCGCGTGGTCAAGATGCGGAAGGTCTACACGAACGACGTGTGGTTCGAGGTGGACATCAGCAACCGCAACGGAACGTTCCTGACCATTCTCTAAGGACTGCCGACCATGCAACACCGTGTCGTTGACCTGTGCCGCAACGTGCTCATGACGGGCGAAGGCTTGCGGCCGGTGCTGCGCTATGCCCGCCGGCACCACGTCACAGCCATCCGCGTGGACATCTCGGTTGTCCGACCGAGCCACTACGCTGTGACCTTCTACTTTGACGACCATGCGCAGTGCGTGACCACCTGGGCGGACTGGCGTGTGCTGCTGGACTGGCTGGTCGAACGCCGCTCCTGGGCTCCTGACCGCATTCGCTTCGCCCACGAAGGCACATACGAGCAGGCGCTAGAAGACCCGCGCCTAGTCGCCATCCGCGCCAAGGGTATCGAGGTTGCCGGCCCGCCGCGTCTGATCGATTGATCCGTGGATCTATTACGTAATAGTGGCAAAGGAGCAACACCCATGCGCCCATCCACGAGAGCCCAACGTGTCACGTTCAAAGAAGTGTTCGACAGGACACCGTTGTACGCTGGCGTCAGCCCACGCGACGGGGTGAGCCCGATGGCGTTCAACAATTATGATGCCGAGCCGGGCCGAGCTGATCTGACTTACCGCCAATTCCGCAAGATGATTGTCGTGTGCTTTGACTGCGCGTGTATCCCGTGGTGCGGGATGTGGTTGGCAGTTGAGACGGACGGCTACGTTCATTCTTGAGGAGCAACACCCATGCACTTCATGTACACCGCGCCCATCCCGACGCCGCCTGTCGGTGCGCTCTCGGCGATGCCGACGCTGCACATGGCCGTGGTTGGCCTGTGCTTTGCCGTGGCGGCGTTCGCCTCGATCCGGCTACCACGCCCCGCTAAGGTATCGGCTGCCGCCCACGAGGCGCCTGGGCCGTTCTACTGCCAACGCACGAAGCGGTGGCGTGACCCTGTGACCCGGCGGTTCGTCAAGTCGCCACGCTGAGCGGAGCGGTATGCCGGGTTAGTATTGGTAGGCAATTGATCCACGGAGCAATTCATGACGGACCTCGAACGCAAGTGCGCACTCACTGGGATGACCTATGAGAAGTGGCGCCGCCTCAAGGAAACCGAGCGCCTTGTGCTGGCCGATTACTCCCAACTCGTGCCGGCGCTGCGCCAGTACGAAGGTGATCGGGTGGAGGTGACGTATCCCGATGGGGACAAGGCGCGCTTCTGGGTTGGCCGCTCCACAGGCTGGCGCCCCATCCATCTCGAAATCAATACGACGCGCAGCGATGGCGGCTGCCAAGTCTACTTTCCCGAAGGAACAACCGTGCGCCTCGTGCGCCGTCGCAACGTCGCATAATAGGAGGCACCCATGGTCATCGGCAAGCGTGCTCACGGCATGCGGCCCATCCGCATCTACGCCAAGCAGGGGCGCAACAACCCGCTGCGCTACCTCGCCACCACGACATCGGCCACGAGCCCACGGGATGCTGTGGCCCGCTTCGCCGCGCAGTCCCTGTCGTACGACGTGACCGACCTCAAAGCGGTTTGGGCGTAACCCTTGATTGATCCACGGAGCAATTGACATGGCACGGCAGTTCGACATACGCGAACCATCCATCGAGGCGCTTCGCGCTGCACCGATCTACTTCCGATGGGGCGGCAACAAGCGCCGCACGCTGATCGACGCGCTGACCGCCAGCGCGATCCTGGCCGTGTACGAAGCGGTCAACGACGACAACAAGGCGAAGCTCTCCCGCATGGTCACGACGCCTGCCGGCCTGTCGCGGGTGGTGTCGTTCGCCTTTCAGCGGGTGAGCATAACCGGCGGCGGTGCCCGGCCCCGCGTCGCCTAACCCACGCCTGGTCCACGGATCAACAGGAGCAATTCACATGACCGCCAAGTTCTACGTGCTCATGCTGCACACCGATCCGGGTGCCGTGCTCACGCTGAAGCCTGTGACCAAGGCCGAAGCCGAACAGGTAGTTCGGTGGCAGTGCGGTGTCCGGCAGCACCCGACATATCCGGTGTGCACATACAACCCGGAAACCAAAACCTTCGATGAGGTGGACGGCCTTGGTCGCCGGCTGACCATCCACCGCGGCCCTTACACGGAGGCCGCGCACGCCGAGTTCATGGCAAGCCTGCCGGGCTGACTGACACAACCACAAGGCGCAGCCTCAACCGCAGGCTGTGCCCAACCACTAATCAATATTGGCCCGTCAAGTAAATTATTCAGGCACGCTCTTGCACTGTGTGCCATCGCACCCAACCTAGGAACGGCCAAGTTGGATCAATTCCCTTTTGATCCACTTGACCGGCCGGGCTCTCAGATGAGATGCACGCGCTGATCTAAAAGCGGAGCGTGTGCATGACATCGTGGGGTTCAAAAATCCCCGGCCTGCCGCCCGCCTACGTCGCTAAGGTGGACGAGGTGGTTGAGCGGCGTGAGCGCCTGAAGCGTGAGCTGAAGGAAGCGACCGAGCAAGAGATCGCTCTATACTTAGAAGTTTCACGCATGAACTTGTGGAGCCAGAGCGAAGGCAAGTTGTTCGCTCCGGCTGTCGAGGCCATGGCAAAAGACATTGTATGGGGCGTACTCAAGTCTGGCCCTGCCGTGCGTAAGACTGGCGCGAGTAAGACTGACGCGCGCAAAGACAGTAGTAAAACAAGCAACGATTCACCCGAACCCTAGGAGCCTGATGCTCTACCTCCGCACACCCACGGGCCTGCGCCAAGCCATCCGCGACGCCCGTTGGGTGCGCGGTGCGTTCGGTGCCGGCCTCTCGTTCGTCCGCCATGTGGCTGAAGACGGCGCGTTCCGCTTCAGCGTCTGGCGCGGGCTCACCTACCTCGGCCCGATGGGGCCGGGCGTTCTCCCCCAAATTGATCCACGGAGCATCGAAAAACCCAAGCTAGAGCCTTGCGCTATCATTGCGCCCGCCTATAACTGTGTGCCGAGCAAAACCCCGCGAACGACCCCCCGCCGCACAGCTTCCCGCTAATCGAGTTGATCCACGGAGCAATACCACGATGAAGACCGATGCTTTCGGTGGCGCCCCCGCCACGCTTCCCGGCCTCGCCCCGGCTGCACCGCCGCCCGCCGCTGCCCCCGCTGCCCCGCCGCCCCAGCCGGCCGGCGCTCCCCTCGCCAACGCTTCACCCCCGGTCCAGAATGCCGCAACGCCCGCCGCGCCCCCGCCGGCTTCCGCCGCCCCGGCTGCTCCCAAGGCTGCCGCCAAGAAAGCCCCCCACATGCCGGCAGTCGGCAACGTGACCAAGGACAACCCGACTGGCACCCCGACCGTGGGTGACAATTCCGGCGTGCTGGACGAGCGCATCGCCGAGCTGATGAAGGAGGTGCAGGACCTCGGCACCACGCAGGGGCAGGGCGCCAACTCCATGGCCGAGCTGGCGCTGCTGGTGTGCTCGGCCGCTAAGGACGGCGTGATCTCGGCCGGTCGCGGCAGTGAGGACGTGGCGGTGATCTTCGCCAAGTATCGCGAGGGCATGGACGCGGCCCGGCTCGATAAGACTTCGGATTCCATCGCCGAGAAGAACGACAAGTTTCACGTCTCGAAGCTGCGCACCTTCGCCAACCTCGGCGCTGCCGAGTGGAAGGGCAACGCCCCGGTGTTCCTCGCCAAGGCGCGCGAGTTCATCAACGAGAAGATCCCGCGCTCGGAGCGCAAGTCCACCTACGAGTGCCTGTACTCGGTGGCGAGCGCGCAGCTCAAGGCGGTCAAGCTCGACGCAAAGACCAAGCCGATGACCCAGGACGCCATCAAGGTCCTGGTGTCGAAGCCCGGCCCGAAGGAAGACGAGCGGTCGCTCGCCGAGTTCGAGCGTGACGAGCTGGAGGGCGTGGTCAAGAAGCTGACCAAGGTTCTCGACGGCACGGATGATCGGGCCGGCGCCGAGAGCGAGGAGGTGCGCCGCGCCATCGATGTGATCCGCAAGCGGCTGCTGAAGCTCAACGCCGAGCTGAAGACGGAAGAGAGCGACGCGGAGTAGTCCCGGCGGTCGGTTCGGAGTGGTACAGGGGATCGGTGTTGCCGGTCCCCTTTTTCGTGGAGGATGCCGTGCTGCTCAGCGAGATCACATGGAGCCGGCAGAACAAAGACAGCGAGCGCTCGCAAGTCCTGTATCGCGGCCAGGACGTGTACCTGCTGATGCGCACCCCGCAGCCCGGCGAGAGCGCCAAGCCGCAGCCCACGAACTACCTCTACACATTGTACAGGGACGGCAACACCATAGAGAACCGCTGCACCGATCCATCGGCGCTGCTGAAGAACCTGTTACCCCACAAGATGACGCCGCTTGAATACAAGTGCTGGCAACTGGAGCAGAAGCAATGACCCCTGAGATCAACGGCCACAGCGCGGAAGACCTCCTGGCGCTGCACATCCCGCTCGACGGCCACGTCACCACGCCGCCCCGCAGGGGCAAGCGCGCCGTGACCCAGCCGCAGCCCGAGTTGCCGGCACCGACCATGCTGCCGGGGGCTGCGCTATCATCGCCCGCGCCGACGCTGGCCGCCGACACAGCCAGTCTCACAGACACGCTGGCGCGCTCGCTCAACATCACGCCGACCGCTGACGGCCCCAAGCCGGACCAGTTCGTCCAGGCGGTGAAGGCGGTTCACGACAGGCTCGCCGATGCCCGGCGCTCGCTGGCGACGTGGCAACAGGAATTGGACCAACGTGAATTGGCCGTGGAGGCCCGTGAGAAGGCCGTACAGGGCAGGGAGGAACGGGCTGCGGCATCCCTAGCTCTGGCCGAGCTATGCCCGCCACGGGTCAAGCCTGCGGGGTTCCTGGGGCGCCTGTTCAAGCGGAGGGGGTGATGCGGCTGGCGGACATCGACTGGACGCGAACGCCGGAGGACATCCGGTATTCGCAGTACCTGCGCCGCTCCGACGGCATCTGGTGCCGGGCGCTCCAGTCGGACCTGTACGCCCATACTGGCGGCCTCTACAGGTTTCAGTACATGTATCAATATCCGGCGCCCGATTGGCCCGGCGGGTTGTGGTCACACAGTGGTCCACTCAACGCTTTGGAGCTGAGTGTCCTGCTCCAACACTGCACGGGCTCTACGCACAGACAATTTCCATGGGAAGCTCAAGTTGAGCTACGCGTGCCGAAGGATCACTTCCTGCCCTGGACTGAGGAAGAACTGGATCAGATGCTGCCGGTCAAGGTGGCTTGACACTATTACGTAATACCCTATATGTTGATCCACGGAGCAATTCAATGCGTCCTCAAGATCTTCAATTCGGGATGAACGGCGACGCGACGGTTCACTGTGGGCCGCGCGTGTTCGACCTCTACAGGCAGCGCGACGGCGACCCGATACAGGTGTGCGAGTTCCCGGTGATCGACGCACAGGGGGAGGAGCGCACCATCACGTACTGGATCAACAGCCCCGAGCGGCTCGCCGAGTTTCTTTCCGACAAGCAAATTGATCCACGGATCAACGGAGCACACGAAGATGGACAAGCTGGAACTGGTAGACGAGCTGCGTAAGAGCTTCGTGCTCGTGACGCTCACGCACCGCGCCCCGCCGCGCAAGCTGGACGGGCTGGACGACACCCTGCGCAAGCAACTCGTGGAGCACCATGAAGCGGCGCTCGGTGCCTTCACCGATTACAGCATCCGCTTCGGCTCCAGGCGGGCTGTGCCGGCCAACGCGGTGCCGGAGCTGGTAGAGACGGCGGGCCGCTCGCTCGGCGCCATGAAGGCGCTGATCGGCCAGCTCAACGACGAGCAGCGCGCGGCCTTCTCCATCGGCATCCGCTACGAGCCGGTGCCCCGGCACGACGAGTTCTCCGAGCTGCCGGAGCGGTTCCGCGTCGGGTTCTCGCGGATGGTGGTCGATGGCGTGGTGCGCGACTACGAGGCCGGCGTCGAGGAACAGCTTGGCGCGCTCTACAGCGCCACGGTGCGCTTCAGGGATAAGCTCACCGAGTTCCACAACTACGTCGCCAACCCGACCGCTTCGAACCGCTGCGTCATCCGTGACGTGCTGCTCGGTTCGGTCAAGTCCAAGGTGCGGGTGCTGCGCGGCTGCAACGTGGACAATTCGGTCCATGTGGATCGGTTCTGCACCCAGGCCGAGACCTTCACGTCCTACGACGACCTCAAGAAGCATATGGACTTCATCCGCCAGGACCCGGCGGTGCGGGCCAACACGCTGACCAGCGCTGGCATGCTCTGCGAGATGCTTGCCGGCTACCTCGGCGTGACCGGCGAAGACAGCCAGGAAGACGCGTGATGAACCACCCCGTGCGCAGAGCTGCCGGCCGCCCTGTGGAGCACGGGATGCGGCACACCCGCACCTACAACGCCTGGGCGTACATCCGGCGCGTCAGCGAGGAAGGTCAGCGCTGGGTTCGCGAGCAACCGGCGCAGTACCACGACCCGATGTGGTTCGACTTCAAGATCTTCCTTGAAGATATGGGCGAGTGCCCGGAAGGTCATCGCCTGTTCCGGCGCGATCACGACAGGGGTTATGACCCTGGCAACTGCTATTGGGGTGAGATCCCCAAGAGGGAGTGAGCGATGCGGCTCTCGGAACTTAAATGGGATGGCAGCACGCTAGGAAAATATAAGAAAGCGCACGTCAAGTGCTCCCAGTACACTTATCGAATTTGGGATTGGCAAGTTCATTACTCGGCGATATGTAATGAAACCGATTACAACGTATTCAAAAGCCCTTCTCTGTTAGAACTAGCCTGTTGGCTTGCCGACAAAGAACCCCGCGATCCACCACAAACCTGAAACGGACCCCTCATGTTTCTTCGTGACTTCTCCAAGCGCGTCGTCGGTTACTACAAGACCGGCAACTGCATCACGCTCCGCTCCAAGCCGGGCCGGGGCAAGACGACGGTGATCGAAGGCGCCCCGGCGGTCATCTCCAGGGCGCTCGGCAAGAACATCGGCTTCAGCTACATCTCCGCCCCCGTGCTGACGCCGGCCGATGCCATCGGCTACCTGATCCCGTCCAAGGACAAGGAGGGCAACGCCGCGTCGTTCTTCACCCGCCCGTTCTGGTGGTACACCGCCGAAGGCAAGCCGCTGGAGCAGTACGACGGCGGTGTGGTGATGGTTGACGAAGAGGACAAGGCAGATCCTGACGTAAAGAAGATCATCGGCGAGATGGGCCTGACCGGGCGCTGCGGCCCCCACAAGCTGCCCAAGGGCTGGGTGGTGTGGATGGCGGGCAACTACCGCTCCGACCGCTCGGGCTCCACGCGTGAGCTGGACCACCTGATCAACCGGCGGTGCGAGATCGAGATCAAGGACGACATCGAGGGATGGAAGTCCTGGGCACTGTCTGCCGGCCTGCCGGCCATCGCCCTGGCCTTCGCGGAGCAGAACCCGAACATCCTGTTCAGCGACGCGCCGTCCGTGCAGGGGCCGTGGTGCACGCCGCGCTCGTTCGTGATGTGCATCCTGCACCTGATGCAGTTCGCCAACGCGGACGGCAAGCTGCCGACCGACAACGCCGCCCAGGAGGACGCCAAGGGCTACATCGGAGCTGCGGCAGCCGCGCAGCTCATGGCAATGATCCGCCTGGAGCTGGAGCTGCCGTCGCTCGCCGACATCATGGCCGGGCCGATGACGGCCCCGGTGCCCGACCGCGCCGACGCGCAGATGCTGGTGGCGTACTCGCTGGCGGCACGGGCCGAGCCGGGCAACATGGACATCCTCGTGGCCTACATGGAGCGGTTCCCGCAGGAGTTCAGTGTGCTGTTCGCGTCGGCCGCCTGTGAGCGCGACGGCAACCTGCTCAACACGTCCGCGATGGATGGGTGGTGCCAGCGCAACGGCTCGCTGATGGTGACGATCTCCAAGCTGCGGAAGAAGTGATGGCGACGACCCGAGACGCCGTGCGCTGGCTCCATACCCCAGCGCATAAGCACCAACAGAACAACGACGATGATCGGGCGCTGAAGTATCGGTGCCCGGCATGCGGTGCTAACCCCGGCACACGCTGCAAGACGGATGTAACGAACAACGGCAAGCCGGCGCGACGGAAGCGCCGATTCAAGTGCCACCCAGCCCGGCACGCCAAGCGCGTGCTGGCCGGCGACTAGTTCGGTAGCGCTGTGGGACGGCCGCGAGGGGCAACAATCCTGTGCGGCCACGATGCCTCTGCCCCACACCGACGAACCGATTGAGCCCCTGTCATTTGCCGGCAGGGGCAACTTGATCCACGGAGCAACTATGAACGAAGACATCATTCAGAAGTTCGGCGACGATACGTCCAGCACGGCGCAATTCACGCTGGAGCTATTCACGATGAACGGTGCGCTATCATCGGCGCAGCGTGTGGCTGTCGCACAGATCGTGCAGCGGGTCTGCACCGGGCTCTCCACGCAGATGAGCATGCTGCTGCCGGAGGGCTACGAGATCAAGCTTGAACACAAGAGCAGCCGTCGAGGCAAGTCAGAGCTGGACATCGGGTGATGCGGCTGGCTGATGTGAAGTGGATCATGAATAAGGTCCACGGCTTCGATGAATGTTGGGTGCGCAATCGAGATGGGGGTACATTTCAGATTGCGGGGCCAGAGCCCGGCACGCCGACATATGATTACTACAAACATCCTTATAACGATGGCGACGGATGCATACGAATAGGGCACACGCCCCTCGAACTAGCCTGCTGGCTTGCCGACAAGGAACCCTGCGATGCCCCTGACCCCCATCCCGACTACTGACCTGACCCCGAAGCAGCGCGAAGCCTGGGCCGAGACGCGCACGGCGCTGCTCTACAGCGCGCCGATGTTCTCGCACCTGCTGTACTCGATGATGACCGGCCCCGATCAGGAGCAGGCGTTCTTCACCCACGACGTGGACACGGCGGCCTCAGACGACGAACGGATCATCATCAACCCGGAGACGTTCCTGCCGCGCCCGCTGGAGCACCGGGTGTTCATCGCCGCCCACGAAGTGTGCCACGCCATGTTCCGCCACAGCGGCCTGTGCACGGAGATGATGCGTGCCGGTCACGTCGTGTTCGCGGACGGCAAGAAGCTGCCGTACAACGACCTGATCATGAATCACGCGCAGGACTACTTCATCAACGCGCTGCTGATCGAGAGCAACATCGGTTCACTTCCACCCGATGGGCTGGTGGATACGCGGTTCACCACGAAGATGTCCGTGCTCGACATCTACCGTGTCATGTACGAGGAGCAGGAGAAGAAGCAGGACAAGAACAAGCCCGAGGGCGACGGCGGGGCAGGGGGCAACGGCGAGGGCGCCGGCAAGCCGCAGCAGGGCCAGGGCAAGGGGCAGGGCTTCGACAAGCTGCTGCCGCCCGGCACGGCTGCCGGCAGCAGCCCCCAGGCCGCCATGGACGCCCGCGACGAAGGCCGCTGGCAGGCAGAGATCCAGGCAGCCGCCGAGAGCGCCCTGGCGCAGGGCAAGCTCCCCGGTGCCCTCCAGCAGGCGCTGGGTAAGCTCCAGGTGGCCGAGACGCACTACAGCGATGTGATCCGCTCGCTGTTGGACCGCACGGTCGGCACGGGCGCCTACGACTTCCGCACGCCCGACCGGCGCATGATCACCCGCGACGACCCGGTGTTCGCCCCCGGCCGGCGCGGGTTCAAGTGCCGGCTGCTGGTGCTGGTGGGCGACAGCTCCGGGAGCATCAACCCGGCCACCGTCAACGAGTTCATGGCCCAAGCCTGCGGCATCCTTGAGGAGATGGAGCCCGAGCGCATCCTGTTCACATGGTGCGATGCCAAGACCCACGGCTGGCAGGAGATCACCTGTGAGGCCGACATCGAGCGCATCCACAAGGAAGGCGCGAAGGGCAGGGGCGGCACCAACTTCTGCCCGGTGTTCGAGGAGATCGAGGCCATGGGCGAGCAGCCAGAGGCGCTGATCTACCTGACGGACGGGTATGGGAAATTCCCGAAGGAGCCGCCTCCGTATCAGGTGATCTGGGGCAGCATCACCACTGAGGGCACGGTGAAGTATCCGTTCGGTGAAGTGGTGCAGGTTCCGGTGAGGGCCGAGTGATGCGGCTGAGTGATGTGAAGTGGGAGGAAGTACCTGACGCTATGGGCGGGCAGCTAAGACGGGCTTGGGTATTAGACCAAAATAATACAAAGATCACTCTCTACCATTACCGTCACAAGCCTACTGTCAACGCCTGGAGTAGAAGAGACATAGACGGCAAGAACTATTCTCTTCTAGAACTAGCCTGCTGGCTTGCCGACAAGGAACCATGCGAACCTACCTCTTCGTCTGCATCCTCATCCACTTCGTGAGCGAAGCCCTATGAAGCCCGCGACTGACCAGCACCTGTACCCGTTCACGATAGCCTTCAAGGCCGGGCTCGATAGTGGGCAGATCACGCTGGACAACGCGCTGGAGTGCATCAACCGCCTGCACGACGCCTACCTTGAGGCCGTGGTGCAGCAGGGCGGGCGGCACGCCTTCGTGCTGAAGGGAATTGATCCACAGATCAAAACGGAAAGAGCCCGGCGAGCCGATTAAAGCTTGCCGGGCTCCTCCACCGAGCACCCACGAAGCCGGACCCCTCCGGCACGCCTAGAATTAGTTCTGCACAGAGAAGAAGTCAAGAGATGTTCCCGAACTACATTGTATTGGACTTCGAGACTTTTTACTCGACCAAGCTCGGGTACACGCTCAAGAAGATGACGCCCGTCGAATACATCCTTGACGAGCGGTTCGAGTGCATCGGCTGTGCAGTGATCGACAAGGGGCGAGGGTCTAACTTCCACGACCCGTACTGGGTTGAGGGCGGCCTGGAGTTCAAAGCGTTCCTGATGCGTCTCAAGCAGCGCCAGGAGAACGGCGAGAAGATCGTCGCCCTCTCACACAATGCCTTGTTCGACATGTGCGTGCTGGCCTGGAGGTACGGGTTCATCCCCGACCTGATGGTGGACACCATGGGCATGTCACAGGCGCTGCTCTACCCGAAGGTGGGCCGGGTGTCCCTGGCGATGATCTCGAACTACCTGGGGCTGGGCCAGAAGGGCGACACGGTTGTCCGCGTGGACGGCATGACCTTGGCCGACATCAAGGCTGCCGGGCTCTACCAGCGATACGCGCAGTACTCGTTGAACGACGCGGTGCTGTGCGAACAGATCTTCCAACGGCTGGCGCCGGAGTTCCCCAAGCACGAATACATCGTGAAGGATACGGTGATCCGCTGCGCGGTGAAGCCACACTTCGTTTTGGACGAACAGATCCTGCACGAGCACTTGGCCCAGGTACGCGCCGACAAGGCGGCCCTCCTGGCGGCTGCCGGCGTCGAGGTGGATGAGTGGGGCAAGGCGCCGGCCCTGATGTCGAACGAGAAGTTTGCCGGCCTGCTGCGCGATCTCGGGATCGATCCCCCGATGAAGACCAGCCTCACGACCGGCAAGCCAACCTATGCTTTCGCCAAGGCCGATCAAGGCATGGCCGAACTCCTGGAGCATGATGATGTTGCGGTTCAAACTCTGGCTGCTGCGCGCGTTGGCGTCAAATCTACAATCGAAGAAACCCGCTCGCAGCGTTTTATATCTATATCAAGACTGCAATGGCCGGGTATGGGCGTACACTCACCACAGTATATTCCAGTTGCCCTTAAATACAGCGGAGCCCACACCCATCGGTTATCTGGGGAGTGGAAGCTCAACATGCAAAATCTATCTCGCGGTGGAAAGCTGCGGGATGCGCTCAAAGCCCCGCCCGGCCACGTCGTCGTAACCTGCGACGCCTCACAGATCGAGGCGCGCATCGTGGCGTGGCTCGCCGCTATCATCAGGAGCGAGCGCTCGGAGCTGGTGGAGGCGTTCGCGCGGGGCGAGGACGTGTACTCGCTGTTCGCCACTAAGCACATCTACAAACGGCTGATCACCAAGGCCGACAAGAAGCCCCGCTTCGTCGGCAAGCAGGCGATCCTGGGCCTGGGCTTCGGCATGGGCTGGTTCCGCTACATGGTGCAGGTCCGCAAGGACTCCCGCCTCCAGCTCAAGGAAGAGATCATCCTGACGGAGGACGAGGCCCGGAAGATCGTGAACGGGTATCGGTTCGGCATGGCGCCGGCCGTGCCCAAGGCGTGGCAGACGCTCCAGCAAGCGATCCCTGAATTGATCTATGGATCAAACCGGCAGTTCGGGCCGATGACGTTCGGCAAGTACGAGGTGACGGGGCCGACCGGGCTGAAGCTCTTCTACCCCGAGCTAGAACAGGTGCCGGGCGACAAGGGGTTTGAGTGGCAATTCAAGTCGGGCCGCATGAAGAAGCGTCTTTTTGGAGGAAAATTCTACGAAAACTGCGTTCAGCATTTGGCCAGGTGCTGCAACATCGAGACGGCCCTGAAGGTGCGGATGCACTTCGGCGTGGACCTCGCGCTCCAGGCGCATGACGAGCTGGTCTACGTGGTGCCGGGCGGGATCGAGGTTGAGACGAAGCCGGACGGCAAGACGGTGAACCACCCGACAGGGTTTGCCAAAGAGTTCACGGAAGGGTTGCTCAGTTTCATGCGCGAGCGACCGGCATGGGGGCCGGACATTCCGCTCGATGCGGAAGCTGGCGTCGGGTATAGCTACGGAGAGGCGAAATGACCGCGTATTGGCTGTTCTGCGTCTGGGTTGTCCTTATGGTTTGTGCAGTATCTCTAGATCGCATAGGCAACCAGCTTAAGAACATTGCGGATAGACTTGACAGAAGATAACATATCTATTACGTAATACTAACGAGCGCTGCTTGCGGGCACCGCTCCACGAATTGTGAGCAATTCATGCCGTTCCAAACCACGACAACCCATCGCCGACCCCGCTTCGTGGCCTGGAGCTTCAGTAAGCTCAAGAATTGGCGTTCCTGTCCACGCCGGCACGCGGAAGTGGACATCGCCAAGAAGTGGGGCAGCGGCGACACCAACGAGCACATCGAGTACGGCAACGCCATTCACGATGCGCTTGAGAAGCGATTGATCCATGGATCAACGATCCCGCAGCCGCTGCAAGCCGGCGTGCAGATGAACATGGAACAGGCCGTCCAGAAGATCCTCCAGGGCCACCCCACGGCGGCCTCCTGGGAGCAGGCCACGGGCGGCATCCTCAAGGGCGAGCAGCAGCTTGCCATGACCGACGACTTCGTGCCGTGCGAGTGGATGGACCGGACCCGCAACGTCTGGCTGCGGGCAAAGATCGACGTGTCCAAGATCCTCGGGCCGTGCGCGGTCCTGTACGACTGGAAGACCGGCAAGGTGGACGACCGCGAGAAGGATCAGCTCCTGATCTCGGCCGCGATGATCTTCGCGCAGTACCCCCAGGTGATGAAGATCCGCACCCTCTACGTCTGGCTCAAGGAAGATGCCACGACGACGCTCGACGTGACCCGCGAGCAGATGCCGGAGTTCTGGACGAAGATCCTGCCGGAGGTGGGGCGCTACACGAAGGACGTGCAGCAGAACACGTTCCCGCCCAAGCCTTCGGGGCTGTGCGGATGGTGCCCCGTGAAGTCCTGCGAACACAATCCGAAGGATTGATCTATGCGTGTTGTACGTGTTCATCTTGCCGATGGGTCTATCCATACATGTGGGCATGGATACGCTAAAATCAGCACAACAGGCGTGCTTAAACTTATACGATACGTACCGGATCCAGAGTACGAATACTGGCAGCAACAGACTGATTGCTCGCGACCGCCTTACGTGTCTAGATTTATGGAAGAAGTTCAAGCTGTCTACGCCACAGGTATCTGGACGCAAGTTCACTACCCGACAATGAGCTGACCATGGCCGGCATCCCAATAAGCGCCATCACTGAGCGCTCCGGCGCAGTGCTGATGGATCAGTTGCAACGACACTGCGCGTCCGACGTGGTGCTTGTGAAGTTTGAAATTATCGTCCACCCTGGCCACGGCATTCGGGAGATGATCTTCTGGTACTCGCGCATCAGCGAGGGGCTGAAGATCCGTGCAGCCCGCAAGCCAACCGATGACACGCCGAAGTATCCACTGAAGTTCCCGATGCCGATGTGGAACACGCACATCGACCTCGACATGATCCTCGCGAAACTGGCACTGGTGAGGTGAGCATGACGCCGGAAGGAAAGGCTAAGAAGAAGGTCAAAGATCTTCTCGCACTCTACCCACATGTTTGGTACGACATGCCGGTGCCGTCCGGTTACGGCAAGTCTACGCTGGACTTCATCGGCTGCATCAGCGGTTTGATGTTTGCCGTCGAGACCAAGGCCGAGAACGGCAAGCTGACCGACCGGCAGACTGCGTGCATGAACGCGATCCTGGCTGCCGGCGGTGCCGTGTTCGTGGTGCGGGTCGGCGACCAGTACGGCTACATGCAGCTCAAGCGGTTCCTCGACGCCAATTCACGGGGCGCAATTGATCCAGGGATCAACTCATGATCCGCGTCGATCCCGCGACGCTGCTCGCCGACCCCTTCGACCCGAACACATTCCAACCCGAGCTGCCCGATGACCCATGCTACATCTCACTCTCCGACCGTTGGGACATCCACGCCATCGTGGATCGGCAGGACTATGAGTGGGCGCGCAAGCTCAATTGGTGCCACACCTACGGCTCGGGCGAGTTTGTTGAGCTGTTCCCTGACTATTGGGTGTCTCCTCGCCCTGATCACATCTACGCCCGCAACTGCGCGGGTGGCACCACGCGGTGGCTACACCGCGAGATACTCACTCGGGCTGTCGGTGAGCCACGGTATCGGCGTGCTGTGGGGGATCACCTCAACGGGAAGACCCTGGACTGCCGGCGGCGGAATCTTCGCTGGTGTACGCCATCAATGAACTCAAGGAACAGGCCAGGGTCCAAGGTCAGGGCTAAGTTCCTCAAGCTGGTAGGGACGACATGAGCGTAAGGCTAGAAACAGAATTTGATTTCCCGTTAGGCGCTGTAGTCCACGATACCCTGGACAATCCCTGGGTATTCATCGGATGGACACTGAGAACCACGGGGAAGACGGCAAATTTCGTCATGTGCGTAAAAGAAAGGTGGGCAGGTCCAGCGTGGGAATACCACGTCGATTTTACCGAGACCTTGCTCCGCAAGTTCCCCGACGCAGAAAAGTATAGAACACTCCCATGATTCACGTCAGCACGAAACGGAAGCTCCTGGCGGTGCCGGCGATCCCCGCTGTGCTCCAGCAATTCCCTGGGGCACAGGTGGTGCCGTTCGAGGGCCAGTCGGCTCTGATCCCCCACGAGCTGAAGTCGGTACGGCTCCTGCGGGCCATGGGCTTTCAGGTGCCGGCACCCGTGCTGACACAATACGCGTGGCCCCATCCGCCTGGGCAGCCGCCGTTCGAGGCGCAGCGCAAGACAGTGGCGATGCTGACGACCGAGCCGCGCGGCTACGTGCTCAACGACAAGGGCACCGGCAAGACGCGGTGCGCCCTGTGGGCGTTCGACTACCTGCGGTCGGTCGGGCTCGCCAGGAAGATGCTGGTCATCGCGCCGCTGTCCACGCTGCACTTCACCTGGGCGCGGGATGCGTTCAAGTTGATGCCGCACCTATCCGCGACAGTTTTGCATGGTTCTAAAGACAAGCGCCTGAAGCGGCTCGCCGAAGAACACGACATCTACATCATCAACCCGGATGGCATCGAGGTGATCCTGGGCGAACTCCAGAAGCGCCCCGACATCGACGTGGTGGTGATCGATGAGCTGACGGCGTTCCGCAACTTCGGCTCGGAGAAGAACAAGGCGCTGCGGGCGCTGATCGGCAACGGCACGCCGAACGCCAGGGCCTGGGCCTGGGGCATGACCGGCAGCCCGACGCCGGAGTCCCCGACCGACGCCTACGGCCAGTGCATGGTGCTCACGCCGAACAGCATGCCGCGTCGCTTCTCGCACTTCCGCGAGGCGACCATGACGAAGGTGAGCCAGTTCAAGTACGCTCCGCGGCCGGACGCCAAGGACACGGTGCTGCGCGTGATGCAGCCGGCGGTGCGGTTCACGCTGGACGACGTGACCGAGCTGCCGGACGTGGTGATGCAGGACGTGCAGATCGACATGGGGCCGAAGCAGACGGAGGTGTACGAGGCTCTGCGCAAGGAAGCCTACGCTCAGGTGGACTCTGGCGAGATCACCGCCGTCAACGCGGGCGCCATGCTCAACAAGATGCTTCAGGTCTCGACCGGCTACATCTACGCGATGAAGCCCGGTGCCACTGAGCGGCACATCGTCAGCCTGGACAATCACGCCCGGCTCGACCGGCTTGAGCAGGACGTGAACGAGTGCTCGCAGAAGTGCATCGTGTTCGCGCCGTTCATCCACACGCTGGCCGGCATCTCGGAGCGGCTGACGAAGGCCAAGATCGAGCACGCCGTCGTGTCCGGCGACACGCCGAGCAAAGAGCGTGATCAGGTGTTCAACCTGTTTCAGAACACCGACAAGTACAAGGTCATCGTGGCGCATCCGCAGTGTATGTCGCACGGCATCACGCTCACGCGTGCCGACACGATCATCTGGTTCGGGCCGCTAGCCTCGCTTGAGACATTCGAGCAGGCGAACGCCCGTATTCGCCGTGTGGGCCAGAAGCATCGGCAACTGGTCCTGATGTACCAATCCACGAAAGCGGAGAAAACGATCTACACGAAGCTCAAAAGTAAACAGAAGATGCAGGACTCGGTACTTGCTTTGTTTGCAAGTAATCAGTTATAACCCTAACCCCACGGTGATCCATGAACATGCAGACCCCTCCACAGACTGCCGGTTCTATTCTCGTCCCGGCTCCCCCGCCCCCGCTCGTCGTGCCGAACGTCTCGACCGACATCGCGCGGTATATCGACCGCTACATCAAGATCCGCGACAAGAAAAAAGAGATGCAGGATCGGCACAAGGCCGAGCTGGCGCCGATCAATACTGCACTCGACGCGTTAGAGCAGGGGTTCCTCAACCACCTCAACGGCACCAACAGCGACAACGCCGTGGCGAAGGGCATCGGCACCGCCTACCGCACGGTGCGCCACTCGGCCACCATCGAGGACGGCGCGACGTTCCGCCGGCACGTCATCGGCGCCGAGGCATGGCACCTCGCCGACTGGAAGGCGAACGCCAACGCGGTTCACGAAGCCATGGTGGAAACGAAGGCCCCGGTGCCGGGCGTGAAGTTCTCCTCCGAGGCCGTCGTCAACATCCGTCGATCCTGAGTTGATCCACGGATCACTCTTCCACCACTGAGAAGCACCACAAGGACACAGCACTCATGGCAAACGGTCTTCAGGTCATCAACGGCGTCAACCCCCTCTCGATCTTCGACCCGCGCGCCGGCTTCGATGCCAACTCGCTGTCGCAGCGGGCGCTCGCCGCGATGCAGGCACGGCAGCCGGGCGAGATGTCAGAGCTGGGCGGTGGCATCACCGGTGGCTTCGGCGTCATCGGCTACAAGGGCAAGGCGTGGCACATCAAGTACAACGGTGAGGACACCATCCTGAAGGATGTCGATCCGCGCACCGGCATGGAGACCAACCGCTCGTATATCGAGCTGGTCATCATCAAGGCCACGAACCACCTGACCAAGACGTGGTACGAACAGGCGTATGTCGAGGGCTCGAACGCCCCGCCGGACTGCGCCTCCAGCAACGGCATCACCCCCGATCTCGCGTCGCCCAAGCGGCAGAGCGATCTGTGCGCCACTTGCAAGTGGAACCAGTTCGGCAGCCGCGTGTCGGCGGACGGCAACGGCCGGGGCAAGGCGTGCCAGGACACGAAGCGTCTGGCCGTGGTGCCGGCACAGGATCTGGAGAACGAGGCCAACGGCGGCCCGATGCTGCTGCGCATCCCGCCGGCTAGCTTGCGCAACCTCCAGAACTTCGCCGGGCTGATGGACCGCAACGGCTACCCGTTCTGGGCGGTGGCGGTGTACCTCTACTTCGAAGGCGACGAGGCGTACCCGCAGATCAACTTCAAGCCGTCCCGCCCGCTGAGCGATGACGGTGTGGCGCTGATCCAGCGGCTGCGCGACGACGAGCGGGTGCAGCGCATCCTGAACACGGCAGAGGTCCAGCCCCAGGTGGCCCCGGCTCTGCCGCCCCAGGAACCGCTGTTCGGTGCGCCTCCCGGCGTGCAGATCCCCGCTCCGGTCCCGCAGCAGGCTCCGCAGGCGGCGACTCAGCCGGCCTACCAGCCCGCTCCTGTGCAGCCCCAGCCCGCGCCGCAGCCGGTCCACCAGCCACTGCCGGAGCAGCAATTCATGCCGCATCCGCAGCCGGCGCCCGTGCAGGCCGCCCCTGTCCAGGCTCCCCCCGTCCAGGCGGCGCCCCCGGTGCCGCAGGCTCCTGTGCAGCCGATGCCCCAGGAACCGGCCCAGCAGCCCCTCCAGGCGGCGCCCCCGGCTCCGCAGGCACCGGCACCCGTCCAGGCGGCCCCGGCCGTCAGCGAGGCTCCTGGCGCACCTGTTGCGGCTGCTGACTTCGACAGCTTCCTCGACAGCATGGCGGGCATGTGAGTGACGACGCCGGGGCAGAGTGCCCCGGCGTTCCCTTCTGAGGGGGAAGCCATGTGATGTTGGATCAGGCGAAAGAATATCTGACACGCGTCGTTCCCTGGGTGGACGGCGCGTTCGTCAATTTGCACTGGACGGTGCCGAACAAGAAGTTCGATCCATCCAAACCCGAACACCCGAAAACCAACAAGAAGTTCTACCTCAACGGGCAGGCGTTCACGTCGCCCGACGATGCCGTGGGTCAACTGAATTGGTTGCTCGGCAGCCGCTCCGATGCACGGGACATCTACGCGTGCATGTCGTCGCAGCAGCTCGCCGAGGCCAAGGTCATCGGCCAGCGGTCGTTCATGGAGGCCAAGCGCGCCACCGAGAACGTCGCGGCCATCCGCTCCCTGTTCCTCGATCTCGATGTCAAGGCGGACGGGTACGCCGACACCAAGGCGGCGCTGGCCGAGCTGCGCCGGTTCATCGCGGAAGTCGGCCTGCCGATCCCGACGCTGATGGTGGCGAGCGGCACGGGCGGCGCGCACATCTACTGGGTGCTCGACAAGGCGCTGCCGCAGCCCGAGTGGCAGCCGCTGGCGAACGCCCTGGCCGAGGCCACGCGCCGGCACGGGCTCAAGGTGGACACGGCCTGCACGGTGGACAGCGCCCGCATCCTGCGCGTCCCGCAGACGTTCAACCGCAAGGGTCCGACGCCGCTGCCGGTGGTCATGGCGAGCCGCGTCCAGCCGCACGACGTGCCGCTTGAGGACATGCGCAAGATCCTGCTGCCGTACTTCGGCGCGACCGTGGTGATGCACCCCAACGCCAAGACGCGCCCCGGCTCGGCCAATGCGGAGCTGGCCGGCGGCATCCAGGCGTCGGCAGCCCGGCCCGTGGACATCGACACCGTGGCGCCGCTGTGCGGGTTCGTGAAGACCGCGCTCGACACGGGCGGCAAGGACTACGCGCAGCCGCTGTGGAACCTCACGACACTGCTCGCGACCTTCACCCTTTCACAGCGTGGCGACGGCCGGCAGGTCGCACACGCGATGGCCGCAGGGCACAAGGGGTACAGTCATGCCGACACTGACGCCCTTTACGATCGCAAGGTTGCGGAGAAGGAAGCGCGAAACCTTGGCTGGCCTTCGTGCGCAGCAATCGAGAACGCTGGCTGTGGGTCGTGTGCAGCCTGCCCACTGCGTTCCCTCAACAAGAGCCCGCTATCATTCGGTCAGCCCTACGTCGCCCCCGTCGTGGGGCATGTCGCTGCCGGAGCAAATGGCGGCCTGTCGCCGGGAAGCGGAGGACCTGTCCCAGGAAGTGGACCGGCTCATAGCGGCCCTCTTCCCACCGGATATATTTCCCGACCCTCCGGCATAATCGCCAAGGCGGTCATTCAGGAAGACCAGTCGGTCAAGCTGATCGACGTGTGTCCGTACCCGCTGCACTCGGCGTGGCTCCAGTCCACGCCGTGGGTGCTGCACTTCCAAGCGAAGCTCGGCGCTGCCGGGTTCGAGGCGCAGATCAGCATATCGCTCGGCGACTTGAACTCGCGCGAGTACGGCAAGCGCCTCGCCAACCAAGGTCTCATCGTCAACCGGCACCACGCCCCGCACCTGAACGACTTCCTCATGGCATGGATCACACAGCTTCAGCAGACGAAGAACGCCGTCGTGGCGTCGGCCCCGTTCGGATGGTCGGTGCTCAACTCCAAGCTCGACGGTTTCGTGTACAACGGCCGGGTCTGGACGACCGGCACCGACAAGCCGGCCGCGAGCCCTGACCCGGTGCTGGCGGGCCACTACACCCCGCACGGAGATCTGGCGCCCTGGCTGGCGGCGGCGGCGTTCATCACCGACCAGAAGCGCCCGGCGCTTGATATGATGCTCGCCGTGGCGTTCGGCGCCCCGCTGATGCGGTTCACCGGGCAGTCGGGCTCCATCGTCTCGGCCTACTCGACCGCTTCGGGCATCGGCAAGACGACCGCCATGGTGGTGTCGCAAGCCGTGTGGGGGCACCCGATCCGGGGGATGAACTCGCTCGGCGACACATGGATGTCGGTGATCAACAAGGCCGGTCAACTCCGCTCGCTGCCGCTGATGTGGGACGAGCTGAAGGGCGAGGATCAGAAGGAGACGTTCGTCAAGCTGGCGTTCCAGATCTCGGGCGGCAAGGAGAAGTCCCGCCTCAACTCCGACGCCACTCAGCGTGAGGCCGGGTCGTGGGAAACCATGGTCATGGCGGCCTCGAACGATAGCCTGCTCAACACGATCCAGCGGCGGCTGAAGTCCACCGAGGCCGGCATCCTCCGCGTGTTCGAGTACGAGGTGCCGGTGCCGGCAGCCACGGCGCTGACCAACCACGGCGTGGCCTCCCGCCTCGTGGCGCAGTGCCACGACAATTACGGGCAGGCCGGGCTCGTGTACGCGAAGTTCCTGGGGGCCAACCACCAGCGCTGCGCCGACGAGATGGCGAAGGTGCAGGACCAGCTTACCGCCAAGCTCAAGGCACCCAACGACGAGCGGTTCTGGATCGCCACCATGGCGTGCGCGATTCAGGGCGCCCGCTACGCCAACGAACTCGGGCTGACGCGGATCGACGTGATGGCGCTGACCCGGTTCCTCATGGACACATTGCGCAACCTCCGATTGATCCGTGGATCAACTGCGCTGGACATTCAGAAGCCGGAGGTGCTGTCGTCGGTCCTGGCGCAGTTCCTGTCCGAGATGGCGGCGCGGCACACCCTGACCACCGACTATGTGCCGCTCGGCCGGGGCCGCCCGAAGCCCTGCAACGTGCGGGGCGACCATTCCCGCCTGGACGTGATCCACGTTCGGCACGGGCAACTGGACCGTGTGTTCCACATCTCGCAACCCGTCCTCTACGACTGGTTGGGCAAGCGCGAGTACAATGTCCACACGTTCATGGAAGCCATGAAGAAGGCTTTCCCTGGCGGCGTGCGCACCAACGTCATGTTGAACCTGGGTTCCGGTACGACGGAATACCAGCGTGCCGGCATGCGGGGCTACTGCGTCGTGATCGAATACGCAGGAAAGAACTTCAAGCAGATCATGGATCAGGTGGAGGAAGAGAATGGACACTCAGCAGACCTTAGCTGAGCGCCAGCACACGCATGGTGAGTTTGCCGACAACGCGGCCCTCGCGCAGGAGCTGAAGGACGCCATCCGTGCCAAGCCGGGCTACGCCAAGCTCGACACGACGAAGCGGGAGGTTCTGGACGTGATCATGACCAAGGTCGGTAGGATCATCGCCGGCAACCCGGAGGAGCCCGATCACTGGCACGACATCGCCGGGTACGCCACGCTGGCGCGGGATCGGGTGCGGGCATGAACGGACTGCCGGATCAGCCCTGGCACGCGGAGGCCATCCGCTTGGCTGCCGAGGGCTACACACAGGAAGTCATAGCGGAGGCCGTCAATCGGTCTCTCGTCACGGTGCGCAAGCTCCTGGTGCCGAGTGAATTGGCCGCGCTGCGCGAGCGGTCGCGGCGCCGGCACCACAGGCGGATGGCCGACCCGGCGCAGCGGGAGCGCGAACGAGAACGACATCGCCGAGCATATCAAAAACAGCGGGAAGATCCTCAGAAATACGCGCAAATGTTGGAACAACAGCGGCGTCGTCGGCAACGTCGTCGGGCTATTCAACAAGCACTAAGGCAAGTGGACCATGATCCTACCCGCACAATCCATCCGCCGGCTGGCGAAGGCCGGCATGATCAAGCCCTTCAGCGAGAGGGGCATTGCCCACGGCCGGAGCTACGGCCTGGGTCCCTGCACGTATGATGTGCGCCTGAAGCAAGACATCTGGCTCTGGCCGTTCTGGGGGCGGCTCGCCTCGACTATCTAGGTGTTCGACATCCCCGACGACGTGGTAGCCGAGGTCAAGGACAAGAGTTCGAACGCCAGAATCTTCGTATTGGTGCAGAACACCTTGATCGATCCGGGGTTCAAAGGCGGGTTGACGCTTGAACTGACCCGCTTCCTGCCCTGGCCGATCCGGTTGCGGGCCGGCATGCCGATAGCTCAGCTCAAGTTCTCGGAGCTGACGGAAGCGACCGAGATGCCGTACCGGGGGAAGTACTACGGGCAATCCGCTGACCCGGAGCCGGCCCGGTATGAGGCTGCTTGAGGGCGGCACGTCGGCAAAAACGGCCGTTTTCACGACATCAGGAGTAAGCCATGACGGACGAAGAGATCATCCGAGACCTTGAACGGCAGGTTCAGTCGCTCGCAGACCAGCGCGACGATCTTTGCGCCGAGCGCGCCCGACTGCGCGAGGAACTGGCGTGGTACGGCGAGCAGGCTCGGCTCTGCCGCCTGATCCACAGCGAGGGCGATGCAGGGCGCGCCGCCCTAGACGCCGATGGCGGGAAGCGCGCCAGCACTGTTCTTTCTTCCGGTACGTCGGACTAGCGGCCGTTTTTATGACATCAGGAGAGAGCCTTGAGCGACTACAGCGCCAAAGCAGCGATGATGCTTGCAGACCGAGTTCGGGAGCTTGAGGCTGAGAACGCCCGACTGCGGGCCGGCATGGTGGCCGCCATCGCGGACCTCAAGGGCTTATCCGGGCGCCTGCACCGATCCCACTTCATGAACCAAAGCGCGGTCTCGTCTTGGCTGGCGAACCGGGCCGGGCAGATGGAGCAGATGCTGTCCTACAAACCGAACGATGCGCCTGCGTCGAACTAACGGTCGTTTTCCCGACACGACAGCGGAGCGGCCCCGGAGCCCATCGAAACGGCCCCGATCCTGTCGGGAAAACCTGTCGGGATTTCTATCGTCGGGTAAACGCTGATGCCGGCAATGCCGACAGGGCGGTAGCGATCTCCGCAATACCAGGGAGGAAGGCATGGACACCCGGCTACTGCGCATGATGCGGGGTCAGGTTGCAGACCGCATCAGCGAGCTTGAGGGCAAGCTGAAGCATGAGCGGTCGGAGAACGCCCGGCTGCGCGCTGAGCTGGAAACTGCCCGACATACCATCCAGCACATGGCCGGACACATCAACAGGCCGGTGTCCTGAGTATGGCGGTCGGGGCCACGGAAATTTCGGCAAGTATAATTGGGGAGCCTTTAATGAAAGCGTCGCACCGCGAATATCTGAGAGGTATTGCGACCGATTTAGATCGGATTGGCGCTACAGGCAGAGCTAACGAACTGCGGTATGTCATCGGCCAACTGTCCGCCAATCCTGATGAGACAGTTGGGGTAAATGTTGGGGCGGAAATTGCGCGGGTCGAGAACGCCGCGCGAGCAATCGCGTCCGAACTCGGCAAGGACTTTGACAAGCTGTTCTGCCTTTCCATGGACCCAGATGTGCTGACCAAGGACGACATGCGCCGCGCAGCTAAGGCTGCTGTCCGCGCGTATGTTGGGGTAAATGTTGGGGTAAGCGCCCCACAAGCAGAGCCCGCTGCCTGATACTTCAAAGGCTTAGCGAGCACTTTGAGCGGACGGGGCCACAGACCTTTTGCGCCACGACTGGTCGAGTGCGGCGAGAGGCGATAGCTCAACCCCATGCCGCAGCAGCTCACGCCTCGCCAGATAGCCGCCCTTCGAGCCTTTGCCGCCAGCCCTGGAGGATTGCGAGCCGAAGCTTACCCGACCGTGATGGCCGGGTTGGTCGAGATGGGACTGGTCCGCGAAGGCGTGTCGAAGATGCGCCCCAGGCGCCCTGTTTGGCTGCTGACGAAGGCCGGGCGGGATCTGATCAAGCTTATCGGGACGGGCGAGCCGGAGGAGTGAGTGGGCATCCGCCCGCATAGCTTCGGATTGGCTGAAGGGTAGGTTTCCTGTACCACCGCGCGGCCTAGGATGGTGCGCCACGCTTCGGCACGCCGCACCATAACCAAAACTATGATCTAAGTCCGTTAAAGGGTCTCCACGCATGACACAGATTGTACGAGTAGAAGACCTCGACGGGTTGATGTCACACTTTGATGAGGCCGCCAAAATATCTAGTGACAAGGCTTATTCCGAATTTAGTAAATACAGCGTCGCTCACCCAGAGAATTTGCCATCAGATCCTTTCTCAGAAGAATACTACAAGGTATATATGGATCTCTATAACAAGATCTCACAGCGGGATCATTATGATGTTCAGAATGAAAATGTTGACTTTGACATCGAGCAGGGAGTACTTCGTCCTTTCCCTTACTACAGCAAAAGCCTTCGCCTCGCGGGTCAGCATTATTCCTTGATCGGCGGACTACTCGGCTTCCTCGGCGACCTGAAGGACGGGTCCGATATTCTAGAATGCGGGTTTGGCTGGGGCAACACGACGCTCGCGTTCGCCATGCTTGGCCATAACGTGACTGCCCTCGACATCAACGAGAAATATTGCGAGGTTGTAAGGCGTCGGGCCGAGCTTGTGCAAGCAAAGGTCAATCTTGTTCACGCCGATTTTCTCTGGATGGAAACGACCGGTCAGACGTTCGACGCGATTGTCTTCTTTGAGTCCTTTCACCACTGCCGGGAGTTCGAGCGCCTTGTGAAGGCCATGCATCGCGTGCTGCGGCCGGGCGGGGTCATTCTGTTCGGGGCCGAGCCGATTAACGCCGAGTTCCCGGTGCCGTGGGGCGTTCGCCTTGACGGAGAGTCGCTGCGGGTCGCGCGGGCCTTCGGCTGGCTGGAGCTTGGGTTCAACAGCGACTTCTTTGTCGAGATGATGCACCGCTACGGATGGTGGACCAGCAATCTCGCGCAGAACTTCTGGATCGCGCGATCCAGCAAGGTGCCGATGGTCATCCCTGGCGACGATCCGCGGCTCAAATCCATGATCGGCCAGCAGGCGAACGGCGTCCTAAAGGTCGCCACTCCTGGCGCACAATCGGACCGGTTCTATGCGCTATTTGGCCCTTACGTCGCCCTGGCCCGTGGCCGCTACCGTGTTGATATTGAGATCGAGAACCGGGCCTATCGTCCCGGCAAGATGATCCTCGACGTGGCGCACTCACAGGGCGCAGTGAGGCCAGCCGTGCAGGAGATCGGTTCGGATGCGTTGATGAGGCAGAAAACCTTCTCCATGGAATTCGAGATGGACAGGCATGCGACCGATGTTGAGTTCAGGATCGAGGTTCCCGGCGGGGGGCTGGAGTTCAGCATCAAATCTGTGACGCTCGTGGATTTGGACAATCAGGGCTAAGTCGATCCGACAATTCTTTTGCGCAACATGGCTATGGGGCTGGTGAGGGACGAAAGCCCCGCCCAGCCCGTGACGGGCGGGGTGCAGACTCGTCAGGCAGAGCGGTCGGGTCGCCGCTAGCGGGTATCGCCCCGGTTCGCCTTGATCGTGCGGATGCGCAGGTTCTTGCCATTGCCACCGCCATTACGGATCGCGATCTTGTGGTCTACATCCTTGCCGGCAAGCGCAGCCTTGCCGTGCTTCTTCACCATTTCCCGGCGGGCCGCGTTGCGCTGAGCCCGCTTCTTAATCTGCTCCGGCGTGCCCTGGTACTCCGCGTAATGCTTCTTGAGCTGCGCGGGCGTTCTGTTCGTCATCACATCCTCCTGGGCCGTGTTGATCCATGGATCAACACGGCTACCTTATACTAGCGCTTGCCGCCCTTCTTGCCACCTTTCTTCGCCATGCTCTTGGGCGGCACAGCGGCGAACTGCTTCGGCTCGCCGTTCATCTTACCCTTCAGGCCAGGAAGACCCATGTTGGCCTTCTTGCCCATCGAGCCCTTCATCGTGTTCTTTGCCATTACCGTAGTCCTTCTCTTGTATCTCTGTCGCGCATCTTGTCCAAGCTGGGAATGCTCAGACGCATCCGCTGCTCTGCGGATTTGTTATACTGGATGATCTGCGCCCTGATCTTCAGGCGAGCCCCAGCAGAGCCGGCATCCAAGTAGCGGTTGCGCAGCTTGTCTCGTTCGGCCTTGACCTTGTTGCGGTCGGCGATGATGTCGGACAGCTTCTCTTGCTGGTCGGCAATCCGCTTCGGCTTGAAGCCCAGCCCCTGCGCCACGGCCTCGGTCGGCGACAGATGCACCTTGTCGCTGGTGTAGCCGTTGATCGCCTTGCCGATGTCGGCGAGCGCCTTGGCCGGCACGATCTTGATGGCGCCCTTGAGGTAGTCGCCCTCCTCGATAGCCCCGAGCCCGTCGCGCATGTCGAGCACGGTGCTGCCGGACGCGCCCAGGAGCTGTGCGCCGATCCAGCCGCCGATCTCGCTGCCGGTGTATTTCTTCGGCTCACCGAAGGTCCACAGGTCGGCAGCCGACATCCGCGACGACAGGTCCACGCCGATGACGTGGCTCACGAGCCCGCTCTGCACGATGTCGGCCCAATCCTTGCCGGCCGCGCTCTCGACGTAGCGCTTGAGCCTGCGCTGCTGGTCCTGCCAGCCCGAGCCGACGCCGAGCGCGGCAGCCACCATGGCACCGACCTTGAACAGCTCCAGGCCCGGCACCGCGAAGGCACCGGCCATCAGCGCGTGCATGCCGAACAGGGCGCCGAACTGCTTTATGGCGACCTTGCGGTCGGCCATGCTGTCGCCCTTGAACGCCCGGTACAGCATGCTCGCGTACAGGTCGGTCATCGCCTGCCCGTACTTCTTGAACTGGAGGAAGGGCCGCAGCGCCGGGTTGTTGAACACCGGGGGAGCGTTGAACCCGGAATAGTCGAACTGCGTCTTCTGCACCGTGTCGAACGCGTATTGTGTGGCCTTCTCCTCCGACATCCCCTTGCGCCGGGCGAGCCGGTACGCCGCGACGGCCGATCCTGCGCGGTTCACGGCCTCTACGGCGGCCGGAGCCTGCCGGAAGATCCGATCCGCCTTGGCGATAGCCGTGCCCGCCACGCCCCTGCCGGAGGCGATTGCAGCAGCCATCTCGAACTCGGCGCCGTCGCCGAGCGCCCCGCGTTCCTGCAACTCGCTGAGCACCCGGCCGAGCGCCGCCCCGTCCGGCTGCCGGGCGAGCTTCTTACGGATCGATCCAACCGGGTCGGTCGCATCGATCGATGTTTCGAAGATGTGGCGGGCGGCCTTGTAGCTATTCACGACACCCGTGCCGTATGTGCGCCAAGCCCCGATGTCCTTCATCGCCTTGCCCAGCTCCAGGGCGGATGACATCGGGCCGTGCTCGCCGGCCAGGACCGGATACGTCGTCATCAGCGGCTGCGCGGCGTTGATGATCGAGTGCGACGGGCCGGCAAGCTTCGACAGCATCGCGACCTGCATCAGGTCGCGGACGAACTTGCTCGGCTTGTTGATCCCCGCATCGTTAGCGTTGACGCGGTTCTTCACCTCCTCGAACACCGTCTTGCGGAGCTGCGACTTGTCGGCGTTGAAGGCATTGGCGTGCTTCTCCATCTCGCCGAGGTGGTTGCGCACGGTCGGCATGTACTTGAGCTTGCCGATATAGTTGCTCTGCGCCGTGGCGTACTGGAGCATGTTGCGCCCGAAATCCTCGCTGGCGCCCGCGTAGAATTTGCGGGCGAGCGAGTGCTTCTGGATGCGGTTGCCCGACATCTGGCGGATGGCGGCCTGGGCGATGGCGGTCTTCAGGATCTCCCGCTGCCCCGGCGTCAGGTCGTCCCGCTGATCCACGCTGCGGGTGAGCGCCGAGAGCTGCGAATAGGAGAGGTCGCCCCGCGCCTCCATGTCCTGGCGGTGCTGCACGTCCTCCACGGCGTGGAAGTCGCCATCGCGCCGTGCCTCGCGGACGAATTTTTCCGCCTCCCTGGCGCTCTCGAACATATGCAGACCATGGGTCTGCACGGTGACGCGGTAGGCGACGCGGCTGTCCTTCTCGGCGTCGGCAGCCTTGATCAGCTCCCCGGTCTGGTGGTCGTAGTACCGCTTGGCGATCCGCGTCACCTTCAGGCCCGTCGCCTTGGCGAACGCTTCCGCCTGCTTGCGCGATGTCTTGTCACTGTCGGCTGAGAACTCCACGACGCCGGGCTCGACTTCCGTGCCGCCCATCGTGTCCGTGATGATGTCGCGGGTGCGCACCACGTAGTCGCCGTTGCGCTTCAGCGGGAAGTACATGCCCTTGATCGAGCGGGCCGCGCCGGCATCCTTCAGGGCATTGAACAGCGTGGCGTTGTTGAGCGCCTTGGCATCGTCCTCGTTGAGCGTGCCGGCCAGTGCCTTGGCGGCGATCTCGGTACGCTGCGCCACGTTCATGTCGGGCGCCATCTGATCGAGGATCGACGTGACGAAGGTCCGCGCCGTCTCGTTCTGCGTGTCCCGGTAGAACTTCGCCGCACGGATGAACTGGTCCTGCACGGCGTCCGGCAGGGCCGAGAACCGCCGCTGCAACGCGGCGTGCTGTGCCTTGCTCTGCCACGCCATGGAGATGTCGGACTTCTTCGGGTCCGAGCCGTAGACGTGCTTGTTGGCCGCCTGCATCTCCTCCAGGGTCGGCCTGCCCTTGAGCATGTTGAGGTCGGCCATGGTCACGTCGTTGGCGAGCACGGCGAAGTCTTCGGCCACCTTGCGGTTGGACTTCTTGAGATTCAGGAAGTCCTGCACATGGGTATCGGCCTCGCGTGACTTGCCCTCCACGTAGGCGTTCTGCCGCTGCATCGCAGCGACGAGCTTGTCGAGGTGGTCGCCACCGTCGCCAGCCGGGAACAGGTTGCGGTAGCCCTGCCGGATCTGATCGAGCGTGCGGACGCGCAGCACCTTGGCTGACGCGATCAGGCGGGTGGCGCCCTTCACGTCGCTGAAGCCCTCGCGGATGGTGTCCGCCCCGAGCGCGTGGGGCATGGCGTAGGCAGTGCGCGGCGTGGACGGCAGATCGTGGGCGGTGCGCAGGTCCGTGAGCACGGCACCGACCCGCAGCGCGGCGTCGAGCGCGGAGGTCTGCACCGGCTTGAGGCCGAGGAACTTGCGCACGCCAGCGACGAAGTAGGCCCACACGTTCTTGATCGGCAGGGCGTTGAAGCTCTCGCTCACCGGCACCCGCGCAAGCTTCTCTTGGAAGTCGCGCGACGACATGGCCTCCGACACGAACTCGTGTTCGTTGGTCATGCCGTACTCTGACCGGAAGCTCTCGCCGTAATGGGCGAGCGCCCTGTCCATCAGGTCGCGGATCATTGCCTTGGCTGCCGGCACCCGCTCGATGGTCCGCATGAACGCGGCGTGCAGGCCCTCGTGGATGATGAGGTGCGACAGCTCGGCTTCGGTAACATCCTGATCGCGCAGCACGATCTCGTGCGTCACCGGGTCATAGTAGCCACTGATCTGCTTGGGGAAGCCGCCCTTGCCGGCAAGGTCTTCGGTCAGCGCCCGCATGCCCTCGACCGAGACGGTATGCACCTTCACGTCGGGGATGAGCTGCAAGAGCCGCCGGGCTATGAACGGGTTCACCTCGGCCGCGACGCCGCCGGCAGCCTTGTGGTTGATGTCCTTGAGGTAGGCTTCAAGCGTCGCGGTGTGCAGGATCGGCGTCGTGGCGCCCGTGCGCGGCGACACGATGAGGTTGTCAGTGTCCACCTCCGGCTCGTCGCCGAGCAGCCGGGCCAGCTCGCGGGCATGGCGCTCGACATCCGGGTCGGCCTCCCTGGCGCGCGGTGTGTTGCTGCCGTAGGGGAGGGGGCGCAGCTCTTGCTTCGGGTTCACCCGAACCGTGAAACTGTCTTCCTCGCCCGGCACGTACTTGCCCCGGAAACCTGCGCGGTTCCCGTCTTCGTCAAGCGCGAGCCCAGCAGCGTACTCAACGTCGTAGCCGCGAGACGCCAAGCGGTCATACATGCGCTTGGCTTCGGGTGAGATGTCGTAGTCGCTGTAGATCGGCAGCCCACGCTCCTGGCCTAGCTTGGCGAGGGCTTCGTACATGCGCACGCCGTTGCCCTTGCCCCGGTCGGCAGAGTGCAGGAACGAGCCATCGACCGTGATGCGATCCTTGTGGATAGTGAAGTTGAGCCCGGCGCGGTTGACGCCTTCCTCGGGCCGAGCGCCGGCCGGCAGGATGGTGTAGCCGTCCTTGAACTTGACGGCCTTCAGGCCGGGCGCGACCTTGAACGGTGCCGGCTCCTCCTTCGCCGCAGCCTTCCGCTCAGCCACCTTGCGGCGGCCCCGGCTCTCGACTTTGAACTGCCCGGCCTTGTTCTGGCCGACCACCACGAATTGATCCGTTGGATCAACTACCGGCTGTTGAACTGGCTCAGATACAGGTTCCGCAGGAGCGTGATCTTCACTGCGGCCCTGTAGGGTGTCCTGTGGTTCAACGGCAGCCTCTGCGTGGGCTCCCTGCGCGTCGTAGGCTTCGGAGGCGTCTGCACCTTCGCGGACTTCCGGCCCCGCCCTCTGTACTTCGTCATAGCTCCGCTCAGACTTAAGCGCCTCGGCGCGACGACGTGCAGAGATCTCCTCGCCGGCACCTTGGCGCAGCAGGAAGTCGTCCGCGATGAATTGCTGAAGCTGTTCCTTGGTAGAACCGGCACGGGCGACTTCCTGCGCCGTCTTCAGGTGCAGAATGTGCGCATCGTCAGTATTGCCGTCGAGGCTGATCTTGGCTTGCTTCGCCTTTGACAGGAGCGAGGCCGCGTATTCCCGCACCGCCTTCGGCACGGCGCGCTCGGCCAGCCGGGGCATGGTCGTGGCGCTGATCAGCCGCTCGGCCTCGGTGCCGTCGCGGTAGCGCTTCTCCTGGGCCTGCCGGTCGCGGGCCTCGTTCGTGGTCTCGCGCCGGGCCACGCCCTGCTGCACGCGGGCCTGGGTCTCGTCGTGCAGCGCCTGCCGGGCCGCCAGGAGCTTTTCACGGGCCGCCTTCGCCGCCGGTCCCTGACCGACGCGCTTCTGCCCATAGGCGTCGAGGAAGTCGCGCGCCCACTGCGGGGCGTCGTCGCCACGCACCTTGACCATCGCCTCGGCGAGGTTCTTGACGCTGGTCCGGTCGCTCTGCTTCTTCCAGTCTTCCGGGTTCGTAGACAGCGTGACCGCATCGCCCTCGCCCTTGGCGATGCGCGTGGCTTCGGCCGCCGAGATGCGGCCGACCGCACGGGGCGCGGCCGGTTCAGTCGGCGCGGCTGGCTGCTCGGTCGCCTGGAGCACGCGCGGGGCGGGGGAGGGCGCTTCGGCCTGCTCGCTGTCGAGAAACGTATCGAGGTCGATGGTCGTCGCGGTCGGCGATCTCGCGCTTGCCGTTTCCGGCGCCTCAGAGGGGGCTACAGCGGGCGCAGGTTCCGGCTGGGTGGCAGGCTGCTCCTCGGGGGCCGGCGCCTGCTGCTGGGCAGCCTGGGCGGGCTCCTGGGGTTCCTGGGTCGGTGCGGGCGTCGGCTCCTGCGGTGCGGGGGGCTGAGCGGCGGGAAGCTGGTCGGCAGCCGCTTCCTCGGCCGGCAGCGCATCCGGGTCGGCCTCAAACTCGTTCTGCGGCTCGAAAGTGCTCCGTGGATCAACTTGATCGCCGCCCTTGACCGCAGCGGCGATGGCCGGGTCAACCGGCACCGGGCGGGCCTTCTCCAGCGACGACATGGCGTCGTCCACGGCGTCGAGCGCCGCCCGGCTCTGCTGGCGCCCGCCGGCCGCCTCTGCCACGGCCGGGTCAATGGCCAGGACGCCGACACGCGCCGCGTCCTGGGTCGTCTCCTGGGCCGTGGCCGGCACCCGCTGAGAGCCTGACGCGCCCTCGCCCTGCCGGCCGCCGATGCCCGTGGCGCCGCCGACGACACCGCCCATGATGCCGCCGACCGTGGCACCCTGTGCGGCCTGCTCAAGGATCTTCAGGTAATCCCACTGCCCGGTGCCGGCCTGGACCTGTCCCTGCTGGGTCAGCGCCTCCTGGGTGGCATTCTGCGCGGCCTCGTTGGCGGACTCTTCGACAAGCCCTTTCCGCGCCCCCTTCAAGATGCCTTCCCCGGCCTGACCGACAGCCCGCTTGGCCGTCGCCGCAGCCGCGCCGAACTGATCGGTGATGGCGCCGACAGCGGCGGCGAGCAGCGGCTTGTTGCCGGCAGCCGTCTCCACCAGGACCTTCTTAGCGACGCCCTCGGAATAGTCCTTGCGCAGGGCGTTGTAGACGGGCGAGCTGGACTTGAGGTCGTCGTCCTTGGCGTCGAGGATCGACTTCTCGATGTCGTCGTAAACCTGACCGCCCATCATCGCGGCGTTGGCGGTCCCCGATGCGGCCGTACCGGCCGCCGCAGCCGCCCCGGCGGTCAGAGCGCCACGGGCCACGCCGGCCACGATGCCGCCGGGGATGATGCTCGCCAGGAGGGAAGGGGAGGCGTTCGCGAGCTTCAGCCCGAGCGAGGACGCAATCGACACGTCCGGCGACCAGATCGACTTGTCGCTGCCCGGCAGGAAGCCGGCGTTGAGCGCTTCACGCGCCGCCGGGGACATCTGCTCGACCTGGGCCTTGGCGCCTTCATCGGCGTAATGGCGCAGTTTCTTCAGCGCGCTATCATCGTCCGTGTCGGCCAAGTAATCGACGCCGGCCGCCGCCGAGCCCACGACGCCGTAGGCGCCTGCGGCGGCGGCCCGCCCATAGTCCGAACCCGAGATACCTGGCTCCGGTGCCAACGCGTCCCGGTAGTTCTGATCCACCGGGAGCGTAGCAAGATCAATCTCGGGCATGTCGGCCTACGGCATATTGGGGTCGGGATCTACAACACGAGCCCGCTTACCGGCCTGTTCTCTCACAACTCTACGCAGATAAGCAAGAGGCACGCGCCCGTCTGTACTGCCGGACAACTGCTTCATCCGCTCGAATGTACTGTCATCGATCTGTGAACGGAGCTGATCGTACTCCGCACTCTTGTCGCGACGACGGCGCGGCGCGGCATCCTCCTGTCGGGCCTGCACCCGCTGTGCCCTGGCGTTCGCCGTATCGGCTTCGTCCGGCGTCGGGATGGACGATGGGCGGTCGGGGCTGAACGGGTTGCGCGTCGTCGCCGTGGGCTGCTCGGCCGGCTTGTTCATCTTCACCAGACGGGCGAGTGACGACACGGCACGCGGTGACATGCGGATCGGGTCAGACCCGTTGATGCTGTACAGGCCGTTGTCGAGATTGATCTTGCCGGTCTTCACCGCGAGCTTGGCGAGGTCGGCAGCCTGCTTCGGCGTGAGGTCATTGTCGCCCTGCAAGATGCCACGGATGGCGTTCTGGTACTCGTTGAGCTGCGTGGACTGCTTGTCGTCGGGCTCGGCACCCTCCTTCAGGCCGATGATCCGGCTGGCCTGTGCCTCGACATCGGGCGTGATCTTGTCGTCAAAGCCGGTGTCGTGCTTGGCGAACTCGATCTGCGCCTTCTGGTGGGGCAGGGCGGCCATGAGCTGCTTCTGCCGCTCCGGGTCTTTCTCGCGCTGCGCGGCCTTCTCGAACATGGTGTACTGGCGGTCCAGGCCGGCGATGTTGCGCTCGTCCTTCGTGCCACCCTTGCCGCCACCGCCGGTCCCGCCCGCCGCGCCACCGCCGACGCCGCCACCGGACTTGCCGAGCCGTTCGAGCTGCGGGACGAACGCCGCACGGTTCGGGCCGGCACCCGCCCAGGCACGGGCGTCGCTCAGCGCTTTGTCGTAGGCGGCTTGCGCTGCCTGCATCTTCTCGGTGTCGTAAGGGTCGTCATTGCGCTGCGCGATCAGGGCATCCCGCGCGTTCTCGATGGCAGCCGCGTGGCCGGCGTAGTCCTGCTGGTCCTGCGCCTTCGTGTCCGCCAGATCCTGCTTACGCTGGTAATACGCCTGCTTCTGGTCGTCCTTGGTCTGCGCCCGCGCCGCGTTCTCGCGGTTGGCGAGGTCGGCCAGCATCTGCCGCTTGAGGGCAGGGGAGGCCGCGTCGAAGCCCTTGCGGGCCTCGGGCGACATCTTGTTGATCAGGTCCATGTCGGACCCGCCATAGAACGAGTTGGCCGCGCCCTCGTCGGCAGCCCGACGCTTCTCGGCGGCCTTCTGCGCGGCGGTCAGCGAGTTCTGGCGCCCCTGCGCGATCTGGTTCAGCCACTCACTGCCGTTCTGCATGCCGGTCGCGACCGACATGAGCTGGTTGGCATAAGCCTGACCACGTTCGGTCAAGTCGCCATCCTCGTCCAGAACGCGGTAATCGACCTTACCTGTCTTCGGATCTACCTTGTCGATGTAGAGCGACGCCCCGTTGGGCACCTCGTTGTGGCCCTTCTGGATATCCTCGGCGGCGCCCGCGATATCGCCGGCACGCAGCTTCTGCTCGGCCTGCGCACCGTAATACTTCACGGCTTGCTTGGTGTAGCCAAGGATCGACTTGGCGTACTTCTCGGCTCTGTCGGGGTCGCCCTGCATCAAGAAGTATTTGTATCCGGCATTCAGGCGCGCGACGGCCTTCGCGTCGGCGACGAGCCGGTTGTCAGGGTCGATGGTCTGATCGATCTGTCGGATTTCCTGCGGCGTCGCCGCATCATCGCCGCGATGGAACGCAGCAACTCGACCATGATAATCAGACCCGGCTTGCGGTAGGGCGGCATCTGGATTTTCGAGGTCCCTGCTGATCGCGCCCATACCGGCGTCGATGGCCTCGTGCGTGCCGGCGATGCGGTGGTAATCCGGCTGTGAATTGATCTGCGGATCAACTTGAAGCTCGGCGTCGGACGGGCGCCGCGGCGGCAGGGGCGGCGCGGCGTCCTGCATCTGGTCGTCGGGTGGCATCTGCATCACGGGCATGATCGCGCCGCCATCCGCCGCGAGCTGCGTCGGCTGGTTGTCGTCGCCGGGGTTGTAGGTGTCGCCCTGGTCGGCCTCCGCCTGGGCACCCGGCAAGACCATGGTCCGGCCACCCGGCGCGGGCATGGGGATGCCCTGAATCGGCGCTGGCGCGGCGTTCACGGCGGTTGGGGGAAGGGCGGGTTGCACAGCGGGCGCCGATGAAGCACTGCGCGGCAGCGAGCCGACCACGGCCTTGGCGTAGTCCGTGGTCTTCATGTTCCCGTCAGACAGGCCCAGCCTAGCTGCCGTCGCGAGCGGCCTGCCGGAGTGCCACACCGACGCGGCATCGGCCGGGTTGCCGTACTTCTTGATGTAGCTGCCGAACTCGCCGGCAAACACCTTATCCTGTGCTTCCGGGTCCTTAAGGAACTCATCCGGCGTCATGGACCTGCCGAGATACTTCTGCGTCCACTTTGGAATATTGGCGCCCATGACCTGATAACGGCCATAGGCGCGGTCTCCGGTCTTCGTCTTAGGCCCGAGGGCATCGTACCGGCCGCCGCTCTCCACCTTACTGATCGACTGCGCGTAAGGCGCCATCTCGCCCAGGTCAGTCGCGAACACCGGCAGGCTGCGGCCTACCTTGCCTGAGCCGGTGCCCGAGCCGGTGCCCGAGCCATCATCGCCGGTCTTGTAGAGGTGCGGCGCGACCCCCAGGCGGCCGGGGACCGCGGACTGGTCATTCTCGGCAAGCTTGGAGATTGCGTCCTGCCGGTCCCGCTCCTGCTTCGCCTTCAGCTCGCCCTCGGTCGGCGTCGCGAGCTTGTAGCCCGAGCTGAAGCCGCTGACGAAATCCTTCAGCTCCTGACCCATACCCATCGCGACTTACCTCCGAACCTGTAGGGCGCCAGTATCGACGCGCGGGCGTTCCACCGGCAGTGCCGCGATGCGGGGCCGGGCCTTGGCCTGCGCCTGCTCCTCGGCGGACTTCTTGATCAGCCCCTGAAGGTGCTTCTGGCCGATCCACGCCACCGTCTCGGCCGGCAGCACGAATTCGCCCGCGTTGAGGCGGGCCGGCACGTCGTCGGTCTGGAGCCCACGGGAGGGCGACATCTCGCGCGTAACCTTGATGCCGGCATGCGACTGCGCGGCAAGCTCCTGATCATCGGGCACCGCGCCGCCGTCCTCGAACAGTCCGGCGATGGCATTCCCGATCCTACCGCCGCTGTCGTAGCTCTTGGCACCGAACCCGATGATTGAACCGAGCGCGCCGCCGAGCCCCGAGCTGGACGCCTGATTGGCTTTGTAGCGGTCCAGATTGTTCTGGTACTGCTGGTTGGTCGTGGCGGCAGAGCCTGCCAGCGATGAGTTGGCGAGGCCCGTATAGGTCGGCGCCGTGCCCAGCGTGGACGCACCGGAGATCGTGGTGGCGAGATTTTCGCTGACGCCGGTCTGCCCTGCCTGGAGCCCGAGCTGGCTTTCCTGAAGCCCCCGTGTGGCCGTCGTATTGCCCTGCTGAATGGCGGCGCCCAGCATCTGCTGCCCGGTCAGCGCGTCCTGGCGGCGCGACGTGTTCGCGGCGCTGGCGCGGGCCGCCGCTTCCTGGGTGCGGGTGCCGAGATCGAGCGCCGCCGCCCGCGTCTGTGTCGGGTCCACGCCATAGGCTTCAAGTTGCCGCTGGGCGTTGCCGCGCGCCACGTCGAACTGCTGCGACACGTCGCCGGCTGCCGCTGCCGCCCGGCTGTTGACCTGGGTCGGGTCGGAGTACTTCTGCGCGTTGGCAATGTACTCGTCTTCCAGCGGCTGGTATGTCTGAACGTAGCGGTCGCGGTCCTGCGCGGCGTAGCCGGTGTTCAGCGCCGCCGTCTGGTTGGCGCCGGCAACCGCTTGGTCGGTGTTGGCGCTGTTCTTCGCGAACTGCTGCTGACCCCAGGCAAACTGCTGGTTCGCCAAGTTCTGCGAATTGGTCGCAGCCTGCGTCTGCGCCGCGATGATCGGCGCGTAATTAGGCGCTGCCGGTGCTTTCTGCTTCCCCATGACCGACAACCTCGCGTCTACGTATCGTCCGAGCGACTATGTTCAAGAAACGGCAATCTGCCTTATACATTGAACGTATAATCATGTCACCGTCTGGATACACATCCTTCAATACTGCTTCATCCTTGAAACCGAGGCTGGCATTGAACCGGAGCGCTTCCGTATTGGACGCCTGGATACGGCAGAAAACTTTCTTGAGACCGAGCTGCACGAACGGGAAGTCGAACGCCACCCATAGGAGGTCGCGGTTGAGCCAGCCGCGCCGCACCCCGGCGACGTGCATCTCCAGGGAGGTCTGTGTGGCGTTGCTGTAGACGACGCCACCGACGAACACGCCATTGACGTAGCGCGCGATGCAGCGCTCGCCTTCGGGGTTGTAGACGGCACCCCCGGCGAGCGCCATAACGCGGCGCCCGGCAAGCACGGCTTCCTCGTCGCCGATATGGATGCGGTCCCTCACCGATGGCGCTCCACCACGTTGAGGATCAGAGGCCCCTGCGGAACGCCGTTGATCATCTTCAGCCGATAAACGTTGACGCCGGGTGTTGGTGTATCTCTATACATCAGATGGGTATGTGAGAAGAAAATATTCTGAGTTGTATCCGTTCGAACGACAAAAAACTGAACGCGCGTGTTGCGCAGAACGGTTACTGATCCGTCCGGGTTCGTGCGTTCCAGACTTAGTAATTTTGAACCTGCTTCGAACGGAAACGAAACGTCTGGCTGACCGTCGAACTGGCCGTATACGTCAACCTGGGCGTTCGGGCGCGTCGTGATCTGTGCTTCGAGTTGCACGGCATTCGCGTCGTCATTTGTAACGAGGACGCTGTTTGAGCAGCCAGCGACTTCGATCTGTTCGCCGAGAACTTCCACCGGCACGTTGAACCGGAACACACCGGAACTGTAATTGAACACCTGGGTCGGGCCGACCGCCTGCCCGTTGTTCAACGTCGGGTCAAAGAGCTGGAACTGATTGGCGGTGAACGAGATGGCGGACGAGAACGTGCCGTCCCCGTTCTTCTTGGCAAGTACGGAGAACCCGGAGACGGCGCTGCCGACCTTGAGCGCCAGCTTGTACTCGGCAAAGTACCCCTGCGGGCCGGCGGTCGCGATAAATTTCAGCTTGCCATTGGCGCTGATCCCGTCCGCCTCGGCCTTCACACTGTCGATGATTTCGGCCGTTGACTGACCTTCCGTCGTGAACTGCTTCTGGAGCCGCTGCACGTCCGTGGTCGCCGATTTCACCTGATCGGTGATGCTCGGCGTGTTGGTGTTGCGCTGCCCGATCAACGTCTGCATGTTCTGCCGCAGCGCGTTGACAGTCTGCAACAGCGAATCCACGTCAGCCCCCGCCTCGGGGACGGTCGTGAACGTATAGTCTTTGGTCGCGGCCATCAGACGTTCTTCAGATCTTCGACCGTCTGGCCGAGCGCGAGACGATGGACAATCGTGTTCGAGGTGATCTCGACTTGCCAGATGTCGTCCTTGAAGGACGACGGCAGCCGCTTGACCTTACGGTCAGCCAGATCGCCTTCCCAGCGCAGCACGCCGTTGTTCCCGAACAAGCGCACATGCACGCCGGCAAGCTCAACGCTGGTGTCGTAGTACGCCTGGATGGCGCCGAAGTTGACCGGCTTCTGTGTCTGGAACTGCTTCGATGTCCAGATGACCGTCTTCAGCAGCGTGCCGGACGGCAGCCACTCGTAGATCTGGCCGCCCTTGATGATCCAGGGCTTACCCGACGCGAAGTCGAGCCCGCAGGCCACCGTGTCAGCCAGATCGTCATAGTTGACCGTGGAGCCTTCGCCGATGCCGAACCCGACTTCGACGGTGCTCACGGGTATGGTGTCCCGCAGGACTTTCTGTTGACGGCCGAAGTACATGCCATAGGCGAACACACAGTCCATCGACTCCGGGTTGAACTGTGTGGCCCAGGCGGTTCGTCCGATCACCTCATCCGATACGATCTTGGCGCCCGACAGGGTGAACAGCACGAGGCCGCTGTAGGACGCCCAATAGACCCCCTCGGGCGCCACGGCGATGCTCTGGCGGCTGTAGCAGGGCAGCGGGGCGGCGTTTTGCGTCAGCGCCATGGTGGCGCCCGTCGAGCCCGTGAGCGAGCACGGGTTGCTCGTCGTGCAGACGATGCAGGTGTTCCCGATGACGGCAAGTCCGATGATGTAGTGCTGGACCGAGAGCTGGTAGGCCACCGGCCAGGACCACGGCTTGAAATTGTCGCTGATGTAGAGGTTGTTCCCCTTGAACGCGACCATGATGCCGTTCGGCATCAATGCCACCCCCTGGAGCCCGAGCGGCGGCGGGTCGGTGTTCGTGGTCTCAAGCTGGGTCGTGCCCGACACGACGAGATCGTTGAGGATGTCGGCGTAGCTCGTGGTGCCGACAGGCAGATCCACGACGAAGTTGAACACGGTGCTGCCGCTCAGCGCCGTCACCGTCCGGTAGAGGCGAATCGTGGTAATCGGCGCATAGTCGCGGTCGAACACCCCCGGCTGAGGGATGTTCGTCACGTTCCACACGGCATCGGTCGGGGCCGTCGCCTCGGCCGCCGGGCTCGGGCCGCTCTCCTCGCCGTACTGGTTTATGAACGTGACGACGTACTCGCGGGTCAAAACCTCCGCGATGAAGGCACCCGGTGTGTCGGGCACACCATCACCGTCCGAGTCCTCTGGCGGCTCACGCGCCGAGTTCGTCGTGTCGGGTGTGACGACGGGCGGTTGGCCCGGCCTCGGCACGCCGATGGCATGGCTGTTCGACTGGCCGTTGCCCGCGATGATATCGGCCTTGGTGGCGAAGCGCAGGCCCGTGCTTGGGGAGCAGTAATAGTACCGCTCGAACGAATCGTTCACCGTTGGCCCGCGCACCACGTCGGTGTCTTGGTCGGCAAACTCCCACCAATACCCTTGCGTCAGGTTGACCGCGAAGGCGTCGGGGATCGGGATGCGGTACACGAACCGGGTGCTGGCGGCGACGGCCTTCACCGGGTCGGGGAACCGCACCGGCTCCAGGCCGCCCGTGTTCGGGCGCTGGTTGATGGAGGACGCGGCGGCGTTATCCGGCAGCGAGCGCACGTCCAACTTGGGCGTGCAACCCGTGAAGTCCTTGAGGAGGATGCCGACCACCGCCGCGACCTTTCACAAATTGATCCAACGGATCAATTACTCAGACTTCGGCCCGTCACCGATGGCCTGCTG